GCCTACATGCTTCAGGCGACGATCAAGCACCTCCGCCTGCACGGGATCCCTTTCCACAATCCCTACAGGCCCGCGCAAGGAGCATGGAACCCCCTCGCCACCGGCAAGACCGCTGAGCGGATTCTGCAATGGCTCAAGCGCTGCCCGAAGTACAGCTCCGAGGGCGAGGCCATGTTGCACCTGTGGACGGCGGCACAGCTCGCGGACTGGACCAAAGACCTGGGGGCGTCCTGCTTCGTTGCCCGGGGCAAGAAGCAGGAGCTGCTTGACCTGGCCAAGGACAAGGAACGAAAGAGCGAGATGGTGCAGGCCGAGGATTTCCTGTCTGCTGCGTGCCTGGCGTGGACCGACGCGGGAGACTTCAAAGCCTATGAGCAGGCCATCCTGGGCAATAAGCGCCGGTCCTACGAGTTCCCTTTGGCCCTGGCCCGGCGCGACATCAAACTACTCACCACGAAGCCGCGCGTGGTGATCGGAACGGTCCACAGCGTCAAGGGCGCGGAGGCGGCGAGCGTCTACCTCGCGCCCGACCTCAGTCTGGCCGGCTACGATCAGTGGTCCAGGCGGGGCACACCCCAGCATGACGACGTGCGGCGGGTGTTTTACGTCGGGATGACACGGGCAAGGACGAAGCTCACGCTGCTGGGCGCAGGAACTAACCTGGCCGTTACGGGGATGTAAGATGCCACCCCCTCCCCCCACCTCCTGCGCCGGCTGCGGCGCAACCGACGCCGTTGTCTATCTGGACACCAACGCCGGAGAGTTGGGGCACGCTCCGCACGGGCTGCTGTGCGGTGCCTGCTGGAAGGCGTGGATGCGCGGCCGGCGATGGAAGCAGAACACCAGCCCCGCAGATGTTCGGCACGAGGACCTGTTGATCGCGTGGGAAGAGGCTGATGCGATGGCAGGGGATAGCGGCTCCGCAGCGCCAGCCGCTCCAGGAGGGTCCGGTGCAAGCGGGGAGGCACAGGCAGACACCCGGCGGCTGACGACCGCTCCCAGGGGCGCAGCGCCTCGTACCGTGCGCGTAGGCGACCTGTTCTCTGCGCGGGACATCCCCGTCCACGCGCTGCGCAAGCGCTGCTCCTGCGGCAGCGCGGAGGGCTACCGCGTGCAGAACGAGGAGTTTTGCGCGGGGTGTCAGCGCGTCCTATCGCGGAGCAGCACACGCAAGCGCCATTAGGAGACGGAACTTTTCTGTGTAACTTTGAAATCATGATTTTTGGGCCTATATAGGTAAGTGAACGGACGTTCAGTGTTGATGTGCAAATATATTAAAACACTGTAGATAGTTGGTGGAGTCTGGCGCGACATCGCGTGAAAACCTGGCCCTGTACTGCCATTTTACTGCCCAGAACAGCCGCCAGGCCGCTCCATGAGCCCCCACTGCGCGCCCCAGGCCTGCCCGGCCGCCAGCGGTGGCACTCTGCCCTTGCCAGGGCCGTTGGACGCAGCACGGGGCGCGTGGGGGCTTGGCGGTATCGCGCGAAAGGGTAACCGCCTCGTCCGGGGCTTGACACGGGCAGGGCGAGGGGTGCAAGGTTGAAGCATGCCAGGTGGTCTCATGAACCCGCCAGGGGGTAGACCTACAAAGCTCACGCCGGAAGTGGAGGCGGTGTTTGTCGATACGCTGCGCAAGGGGCTCCCCTGGAGACTCGCCTGCTGGAAGGTGGGCATCTCAGAACAGACGCTATACAACTGGCGCAACAAAGGCAAAACAGACCTAGCGAATGAAGAAAGCACGGACGCTGCCAGGTTTTTTGAGGCTTGCACGCGAGCGGCGACAGAATGGGCTGAGCGCCAGTGGGCAGAGGCGACGGACGCGCCAGACGGCAAGACGGCACAGCCGCACCAGTGGGGATTGTGCGTGCGATTCCCATGGCTGAATCCGAAGTCCGGTATTGAGATCAGCGGCCCGGACGGCGGGCCGATGTTGACGGGGCAGGTGAGCGCGGAGGACGCGGCGAAAGCGCTTGCTGCGCTGCTTGAGAAGCGCGACGAGCCTGCATAATGCACCTACCCTCGGCGCTGCGCGAGCTGCCACGCGACAAGCGCGAGGCGATGCTCGCGAAACTCGGCGGGCCGGCGAGCGCGGCGCTTCGTGGGTCCTGGCGGTACTTCTGGGCCCGGCCGGAGCAGCTCGCGCCGGGAACACCGGGAGCAGCAGACGACCGCAGGGACTGGACTTATTGGATTTGCCTCAGCGGGAGAGGTTGGGGCAAAACGAAAGCTGGTGCCGAGTGGGTGTGCGAGCGTGCGAAGCAGCCGGGACAGCACATCGCGCTAGTGGCCGCAACAGCAGACGATGCGCGCAAAACCATGCTCTCCTCGGGCATCGAGTGGAGCGAGGGAGCGAGCGGTATCCTTGCTGTCTCGCCGCCCGACTTCCGACCCCTCTATGAACCGAGCAAACGCACGGTGACCTGGCCGAACGGCACAGTTGCGACGCTCTACACGGCGGCCGAGCCTGACAGGCTTAGAGGGCCGCAGCACCACGCATTTTGGGCTGATGAGGTGGCCGCCTGGGCGCGCTGTCAGGACGCATGGGACATGCTGTTGTTCGGCTTGCGACTCGGTTCACATCCGCAGGGGTGCGTCACCACAACACCGCGGCCCATCCCGCTGCTCAAGAACCTACTCAAGGACCCGCGCACAGTGATCAGCCGCGGTAAGACGCGAGACAATGCGGCGAACCTAGCGCCGGACTTTCTGCATACCATCGTGAGCCGCTACGAGGGCACACGCCTGGGGCGGCAGGAGCTTGAGGGCATCATGCTGGAGGACGTTCCGGGGGCGTTGTGGCGTCCCGAGATGATCGAGGCCACCCGCTTGCAGATCGCGCCGCAGATGCAAAGAGTTGTCGTTGCGATCGACCCGGCGGTGTCCTCCAGCGAGACCTCGGACGAGACCGGCATCGTGGTGGCTGGCATCGCCAATTGCCGTTGCAAGGGACCGCCGGAGCTGCACGGGTTCATCCTCGCCGACGAGTCGGGCAAGTACAGCCCGAATGAATGGGCCCAGAAGGCGGTGGGCCTGTACCACCGCTGGCAGTGCGATAGGATCATCGCGGAGGTCAATAACGGGGGGGCTCTCGTCGAGGTCAACTTGCGCACCGTCGGCGCGAACTTGCCGTACAAGGCGATTCACGCCAGCCACGGCAAGCGGGCGCGCGCAGAGCCGGTGCTGGGCCTCTACGAGCAGCTAAAAATTCATCATGTAGGGGTGTTCCCCGCGCTAGAGGACCAGATGTGCGGGTGGGACGCGAGCGACAAAAACGCTAAAAGTCCAGATCGCATAGATAGCATGGTTTACGCGATTTCCGAGATGTTGCTAGGCGTTCCGGTGGGCAAGGCGGAGGTGGGCCGCCTCAACCTGCTTGCGCGCTGACAGGTTGCGCGAGTAGGATTGCAGGCGCGAGAGGTGAGCATGTGAGCAGCGGAACCCAATACGACCCCGGAGCAGGGCGAGCCGCTGCCGGCGGGATGGCGGACAGCCTCTTCAAGAATTCTCCGGCCGCCCGCGACATGAACGAGGCGATGGGCCGGGTGAAGGCGCTGGGAATGAGCCCGCGCCAGCTCGAACTCAACCGCCGCTGGAGCTACTACACCGCGACGCAGTACGACAACCGCCGCCTCAACTGGAACGGACGCGAGCGGGCCGACCCCATCGATCACGAGGCCATCGCCAGCGCGGGGTTTCTGCCGCCCGGGTACTACGACGCGGGCGAGTCGATGCCCATCGAGTTCCGCCGGCCGACGGTCGCGTATCACCTCGTGCGAGTGATCGTAAATCGTTTTACCTCGCTGCTGTTTTCCGAGTCGCAGAGCCCGAGGCTGCACGTCGACGGCGACCAGGACACGGAGGACTTCGTGTCGGCGATGATCGAGAGCGCCGGTCTTTGGCCGGCGATGATCATGGCGCGCACCCACGGCGGGGCGACGGGCACGTCGTGCATCGGGTTTCAGTTCCTCGCGGGCAAGCCGGTTGTCGAGGTGCACGACCCGCGCTGGATCATCCCGGTGTTCGAGGACCGCGCGACGTGGCGGCTCAAGTCCATCGAGATCAAATATCAATATCCGGTCGAGCGGATGGACCGAGAGACGGGGGAGTGGGAGGAGGTAATGTACTGGTATCGCCGGATCATCGACGACACCAGCGACACACTGTTTCGAGGTATTCCCGTCGGCGACGGGACCATGCCGCTGTTCTGGCCCGAGGAGCGGGCGGTGGTGCACGGCCTCGGGTTCTGCCCGGTGGTCTGGATTCAGAACATTCCCGTGCAGGACGACGCGGACGGCGAGCCAGACGTGTGGGGCATTTACGAACTGGTCGAGGGCATCGACGCGCAGCTCAGCCAGTGTCACAAGGGGACGCTGGCCAACGCCGACCCGACGCTGCTCATCAAGACCGCCTCGGAGTTGGGCAGCCTGCGCAAGGGCAGCGAGAACGCGATCAAGCTGCCGGGGCCTGGGGACGATGCGCGGTACATGGAGATCGGCGGGGCGGGGCTCAAGATGGCGCTGGACCTCGCCGGCCAGCTTCGCAGCTACGCGCTCGAGGTGGCTCAGTGCGTGCTGGATCACCCGGACACCGCGTCGAGGACTGCGACGGAGATCGAGCGGGTGTATTCGTCGATGCTCAGCAAGGCCGACATCATGCGGGAGCAGTACGGTCAGCGCGGGGTTCGGGTGCTGGTGGAGATGATGATCGCGGCGGCGCGAAAGCTGTCCATGCCCAGGGCAGAGGCGGGCGGCATCGTGCGAGGGGAGATCAAGCTGCCCATGAAGATAGTGAGGCACGATGACGGGATCATTGAGCAGGTGCCGCACCGCCTGGGCAACGGCGGGACGGTGCAACTCAAGTGGGGACCCTACTTTGCGCCGAGCGTTTCCGACGCTCAGGCAGCAGCGGCTGCGGCGGGGGCTGCGAAGGGCGCGGGGATTCTCGGAGACGAGGAGGCGGCGAAGTACATCGCACCGTTCTTCAAGGTCGAGGATGCGCAGGCGATGATCGGGCGCATCCGGGAGCAGGCAGCTACGCAGGAGGCGGCGCTGATGGCGAGCATGGGCGGCGGCGGGTTCGGCGGCGCTCCCGCGCTGCCGGAGGAGTAGGCCGTTGCGGCTCGCTGTGGACTTCGACGGCGTGGTGGTCGAGCAGGACCGCCCCTACGGCGACGTCACGACGCCGCTGCGGTTCGTGCCCGACGCGAAGGCCGGTCTGTACTGGCTCAAGCGGGCGGGGCACGTCCTGCTGCTGTGGTCGGGGAGGTCGAGCCCGGCGCTGCTCAAGGACCCGGAGCTTGACCCGTTGGTGCGGGTCGGTGTGGTCCGTGCGAACCGGCGCGAGTGGGAGCGCATGCGCCCCGTGCACCAGGCGCGCTACGACCAGATGGTCGCGTTCGTCGGGCGGGAGTTGCCCGGCGTGTTCGACGCCATCGACGACGGAGCGGGCGGCAAGCCCAACGTGGACCTTTTCATCGATGATAAATGCCTGCGGTTCGGCCGCGGGATGCACGCGGCGGGCTGGCGCGAGCTGGCGCACTGGTACGGCGACCCACGCCGGAAGGACGCAGCATGAGAGGCACAGGAAAGACCGCGGAGCAGCTCCACTACGAACTGGCGTCGAAGCCGTGCACGGTCTGCCGGAAGCCCGGCAAGATCCGCATTCGCACGCTGGCGCAGCTCGCCGAGGTGATCAAGCAGGCGCCGGAGATCGTAGCGGCTGCGGCGGCCGGGTGCGAGGGTGGCATGGTGCCGACCATCCCGACGAAGTACGGGCCGATGGTCTGTCTTACCGAGGTGTGGGCCTGCGAGCGCTGCCAGAAGGACGCGGAGAAGGCGTCGGCGAAGCATCCGAGCTGGGTGATCGTCGAAGTAAATTATGGGCCAGGACCAGATAAACTCCAAATCCAAGTTCCAAGATAAAATTACATGTCGAAATATATTATATATGCGCTTCAAGATCCGCTTACCGGGGAAATACGATATGTCGGGAAAAGTTCTACTGGTGTAGCAAGAGTTGCAAGACCGCATGCTGCACATTGTAGAGCATGGAAAGAAAGACTGAAGAGATTTGGAATCTCTCCGATTGTAATTATATTACAAAGATTTTATAAAACCGACGATACCGATATAAATGTGATATTGAACGGTTGTGAAATTTATTGGATATCGGAGATGCGGTTGCGTGGTTGCCCTTTGACGAACTTGACGAGCGGCGGCGACGGATCGCCGAATCTGGATTCAAGTGTTCGTTTGTCCATGTCACGCAAAAGAACTGGTAGAAAACACTCTGCTGAGACCAGACTTAAAATGTCAATTTCTCATCTAGGAAAAAAACATAACTGGAATTTGTCAGGAGACGATCACTGGACAAGAAGAAAACCGGAAAGATTGGCAAGGAAAATACCAATTGATGTCGTTCAGGAAATATGTCGAAAATATTTAATGGGTGGAATTACGCAACGACAGATTGCTTCGGTATATGGAGTTAATCATAGAAGTATCGGAAGCCTGCTTAAACGATATTCCCCGCAGGTGCAGGTGCCGTCTTGATTTTCGGGCGGGATCACGCCTCAATGGTGGTGAGGAGGATGCACACCATGAGACTGCTTCTTGCCGTTGTTTCGTTGCTGGCCGCGTGCACCGACGGGCCGGTGGGGATGGACTCAGCCGCTGTTGCTGGCGACCTGGGCGTTGATGCTCACCGGGTCGGCGAGGCGCGCATGGACGTGTCAGGCGAGGCGCGGCGGGATGTCACCTCGGTGCCGGACGCACCCCCCGTGGTTCATCCCGACTCTGCGATTGCGCCCACGTCCATCGGCAGCATGCAGTACAAGTATTACCAGAACGGAATGCCGTACATCGGCCAGAACGGCGGGCCTGCGATGACCTGCGCTTGCGTCATCCAGCGCAGTGCGAGCGTGGGCGCAATCTCCGTGGCCTGCGCCTCGCCGCTGCCTCCGGCGAACGAGCAGTGCGCACCTCAGAAGGGCGCAGGGTGGGGCATCTGGTTCCCTGGGTTGCCCGTCACCTCGGGCGCGGTGAAGTTCACACAAGGGCTGGCGGTGGCGAAGCTCTGGGGCGCATGGGGGAACCAGGCGGGAAACCCGGTGCCGTTTTCCGGCGACTATGCGATCCTCGTCGAGAGCCCGTATCACCCCACGTCTGGACTGATCGCCGTCGCGGCCGGCAAGCTCTCGCTCACAGCCCAGGTGATGCTGAGGAGTCAGGCCCACCCGGACAAGGCAGTGGCGGTCAACGTGACGCTGACCGACGCGCCGGTAACGGACGTGCCGTGAGGGAAATATGAGCGAGCTTGCCCAGCGCATCGCCAAGGTGGACCGCGAACGGAAGTCGGAGTCCATGCCGGTCGAGGAGCGCAACGCTCTGCGCAAGACCCGCGAGGAGGCGAAGGCGGCGGGGGCGACTCTGGCGACCGACGGGGAGGGAGGGATCCCCGCTTCGCAAGCCTTGGGGGTTTTCAGGCGATGTGAGTGGAAATGCATGAGATGCTCTGGACAGAAAAACCTGTCGCTGCACCACAAGGCCCACCTCGATAATCCGTCGAAGAAGATGAGGCGGCTTGGTCGCCGTGTCGAGAAGGACGACCCAAGGGGACTCGTGGCGATTTGCGAAGATTGCCACGACTCGATCCACAATGCCGACCGTGCGAACGTCGAGGGCAACGATGCCAGCGCTGAAGAATGACCTCCAAGATCGTCCGCAGGACCAGCATGTGATGCCGTGCTACGGGCGCGAGCATTTAACATCAACGGCCTGCCCGTGCCTGCCCGTGCAGATTGAGGTTGCGTCTGGCGCGTGGGAGGGTCCGACCGGCGCGAGGATTTTTGTTCATCACGAGGACAACTAGCCCGTGCCGCCGACCCGCGCACTCCTGCTCTACCGCGAGTTGCTGGGCGAGCACCGGACCCGCCTCGACCGGCTGATCGATCGTCGCGGTAGAGCCCGCATGAAGCGCATGTATGAGCAGGCAGAGGCAGACCTGCTTAAGAAGCTCGCCGCGCAGGCCGGATCGCGCGGGGCGACGTTCACCGCGCACACGCACAGGCTGATGCTGGCCCAGATCCGCCAGGGCCAGGCGATGATTGCTCGGCGCATGGCGGGCGAGTTGGGCGACCTGACGAAAGAGGCGCAGGTCGAGAGCTTGCGCGGGCTCGGGCGGCAGGTCACGAAGCTGGAGAATGCGTTTACGGGCGTGACCACGGTTCTGCCCATCGAGGAGGCGGCGACGTTCCAGGGGATCATCCGCGGGAGGTCCACGTCGCTGATGCGGCGGCACGAGATCAGCATGGCGCGCTACGGTGCGCGCCTCGTCGGCAAGATGGAGGGGGAACTGTCGCAGTCGCTCATGCAGGGCGAGACGATGCACGACGCCATCGGGAGGATCGAGGAGGTCACCGGCAAGGAGTGGTGGCAGGCGGAAAGGATTGTGAGGACCGAGTGTTTACCCGGGGATACTCTCGTTTCGGGGGCGATGGTGCGGGCAGCTCACAGACGGTGGTATGAGGGTGCAATGGTTGAAATCGTCACCCAGCGTGGCCGCTCGCTCTCCGCAACCCCGAATCACCCAATGCTGACGAGGCGCGGATGGGTTGGCGCGGGTCTGTTGCGCGAGGATGATGATCTGATCTGCTACATCAGGGACAAGAACACGAGTTCGACGAGAAATGAAGATGTAACAGACGGACCATCCTCGATTGCTGAGATATTTAATGCGGTTGCAGCAATAGGGGTCACTAAGAGGAGAAGAGGACGAAACCCAGATTTCCACGGCGATGGGCGAGACAGCGACGTCGATGTTGCATGCGCCGACAGGATGTTGCCTGTCGGGAGTTTCTCCCCTCTCGACAAGCCATCGATACAGCGATTCTTCTCCCCACCCCACTCTGTGACATCGAGTTGCTGCGACAGATGCGGAAAGTTGCTCGGCGTCGCGCAGCGCGGCAGCCTGCGCGACAGTGCGTTTAGGTACATGCGCGTCGTTCAATCGAGCGTGGATCAATTTGTCGCTTACGCCGAGGCGTTTTGCAATGCGGCTCACGGGCTCGCCGCTTCGGTATTGTTCGATAATCTGCTCTGCTTGGATATGCCACTTGAACCTGGGGTGAGTTTTTCTCAATGCAAATGCTGCACTCTGGGATCTTGCAACTCCAGCACGCTGGACGGCGCGTTGTACGAGATGTTTGCCGACATGCACGAGTGCAGCGACCTCCCCGGCGCTAAGCCCAGTGAGATAGAGGTTGATCGCATTGTTCGCATCGAAATCAGTGATTTTCGAGGGCATGTTTACAATCTTACCACGCCGGACGGGTACTTTGCAATAAGCGATGCAATAACCGGAAACACGGCGATGGCATACAGCGCAACGTCGGCCGACGGTATCGCGGCCATCTCGGACAGCGTCGGCGGGATGTGGATGCGCTGGACCGAGTTCGTGAGCGACAGCACCGGCGAGGGGCTGGACGACCGGGTGGGCATTGACAGCGAGGCGATGCACGGGCAGGTTGCGCCGCCGGGCGGGAAGTTCACGCAGCCGCCGACCTCAAAGTCGGGCGGAATCGTCAAGGGGAAGATTGTCGGGGAGGAGTTCGAGTTTCCGCCGAACCGCCCCAACGACAGATCGGTGCTTGCTCCATTTCGTCCGGAGTGGGGCGTGCCCGGGTGGCAGTGGGTCGGCGGGCGGCGGGTGCCCGTGAAGAAGATACCGGACGCGGGCGAGTTCGGCGGCGGGGCGTCTGCGCTGGCCGAGGCCGCGCAAGGAGGCATGTGATGGTGATTGACATCAGGGGCGTGCTAGAGAACGGCCAGCCGCGGGCGGTGGATATGCCGGCCTCGACGAGCTGCTACGTCGCCATTACCTCGGGCGAGTCGGCAACGGTGCGGCTCTACGCGACCACGCCGGACGGGATACCGCTCGACGCGGAGGGGTGGCGTCTGAGCATGACCATCCGCAAGGCGGTGAGCGACACGTTCGCAAAGGCGATCATCATCGGCACAGCCGAAACAGCGCAGGGCAATGGGCGGTGGACGTTCGACATCCCTACCGACGTGACCATCAAGCTCACCGCGGGCAACTACCTATTCGACATCTGGGCAGAGGGCGGCGGCCAGCGGCTGCCGGCGGTGCTCATCTCGACGCTGTTCGTCGTACCCGCTGTCGGGCGCGCGGGCGAGAACGTCTGAACCGCTTGACACCCGCGTGAAATTGCGGGTAGGTTTCAACATCATCAAGGGAGAGTCCATGGCCATCGACCCGAAGAAGCTCCGCAACTTTGCAGGCGTCGCGCCTGCCCCGCTCAAGCGCGTCAAGGTCCAGCCGCCGGAGGATGATGACGACATGGACTATGGTGACGACGATGGCGACGGCGAGGAAATGAGCATCGAGGAGATGATCGAAGCCGCTGTCGCTGCGCTCGAAGCGGGCGAGATGGACGTGGAGTTGGAAGCGACCGAGGGCTACGACCCGGAGGCGGACGGCAACCCGCCTGCATGGGTCGAGGACGAGGAGATCTGGGAGCGCGCCAAGGCTGCGGTCGAGGACAAGTGGGATGAAATGGAATCCCCCTGGGCTGTGGTAGCGTTCATCTACCAAAAAATGCACGGAAAGATCGCGGAGTAGCTTGACAGCGCAAGATTTCGCGCTGTAGCATGTGTGCATTACATCCTGATCGAGCATCTCGGATCTCGACTCAGGCCAGCCGGAACCGGCGACACCCGCGAAAGCGAGCGCCCGGCTGGGCAGAAAGAGCCGGCATCATCTGACGGTAACCGAGACCGAGGGCACGTCACCCTCACCTGGATCGCGCAGGGACAACGACGTGCCGAGCCTCTTCAAAACCAAGACGCAACCGAGCGACCCGATGGCAGCGGCTCCGTTCCCGCTCGCGCCCATCCGAGAGGCCGCGGCTGAGGGTTCGTCCGAGCGCCTCGCGCAGGAGCCGGACTCGCCGGAGCGTGCGGCCAAGGGCGACCTGGGATTCGGCTCGATGCCCGCACCTCGCCCGCTGACAACCAACCAGCCGCCCTGGAAAGGGCTGCGGCAGAGGTAGCCAATGGCCGCTCATCCGGGACCGAACGTGCCGCACGCGACGCCGCGCAAGCAGGCGCTGAAGTACGGCCAGGCTGATCACTTCGAGGGCGCGCTGCCCTACGACCCGGCGGCCGGCACGCCGTCGAACCAGAGCGGCGGCACCTACGACGCCAGCCGCGAGCACGCCGCGCACAAGCACTCGGGCTACCCCGACGGGCAACCCCTGCCGCTCAACGAGATGCCCAAGGCCGCCGACCCCCATCCGTTCAACCTCGGGCCGATGACCCCGGGCCAGCGCGAGTAACGCATGTCCGAGACCTTCACGCTCAACGGCAGCTACCAGACCTCGGGCCAGACCCCGACGGGCGGTAGCGGCGCGCTGTCCATGGACCCGACGATCCCCGCGATCATCTCGGAGACCATGACGCTGAAGGCCAAGGCCGCGTATGACTTGCCCATCGCCACCGACTCGGTGGTTCCAGTTCCGTTCCCCGGCGTGGTCAATGCCCACGTCGTGATGCTCAAGGCCACGGGAAAGGTTCGCGTCCGCGCGACCTCTGCCGATGGCACAACGCAGTCCATCCCCGTCGATGGCGCGCTGATCCTGATTTCGTCCACGGTGCCCGTGACCGCGCTCGATGTGATGCGCGTTCCGGGTGCCGCGGCGCTGACAGTCCGCGTGTTCCTCGGCGAGAAGAACTAGCCGGCGCTGCCGGCAGGGAGAAGAAAATGTCAGTCACCACCACCGCGAAGGAAACCGTCAAGGCAGCGCTGGACACCGCCACGCCCGACAAGCTGCCCAGCGCGCTCCAGCGCGTGAAGCTCGGCACGATGCTCACCCCCGTCGAGGAGACCATCACAAAGACGGTGGTGGCCGCGACCATCGCGCTTGACACTGAGTCCAGCGTTGACCTCGGCGCGTTCATGATCCAGTCCGTGCGCGTGACCAGCGCGGCCGGCGGCACCGGCACCACCGGGATCAAGGCCCTCGTGGACAGCGCCCAGGCGGCTGCCGATGGCGTCTGGACCCCGTTCACGGGGACCGTGAGCCTGTCGGCCGACGGCAAGACGCTGACATTCGCCGGCACCATCCTGGCCGCGCGGGTGCGGTTCATCCCGCTGCCCAGCGCCGCGCTGACCGACGACTTCGCCAGCTAGACGGAGTAGAAACAGAACGTGCAACCACAACAGCCAACGACCTGCCCGACGATCCCGACCACGCCCACGACGGCGGTAAACAGTCGGATTCCGGGGCAGAAGGAGCAGACCGATGGCGAGTGAGATGGATACGCAGGCCGGCGCGCAAGCCGGCGAGGGCGCGGCACCTGCTGCCGCACAGACGCCGGCTGAACCGGCTGGCAACGGCACCATTCCGAGGCTCGGCGTCACCTCGGGCGAGCTGAAAAAGAGGCTCGACGATCAGCGCCAGCGGACGGAGCGCGCGACCATGAAGCGGCTCGACGACGAGGCCAAGAAGCACGGATTCTCCAACCACGCCGAGATGCTGGCGTGGGTCGCCGAGAACAAGCGCGCAGCGGTCAAGCCGAAGAGCAACGGCCAGCCGAACGGCCGCGGCAAGGAGCGTGAACGCGACGAGCGCAGGGCCAGCAGCGAACTCGAAAAGGAGCACGCGGCGCTGACCCGGCGGCTGGACTCCGAGCGCAAGGCCAGGCTCGGCGAGGAGCGCAAGCGCAAGCAGCTTCAGCACCAGCTCGAAGAGCGCGAGGTGGACGCGGCGCTGCGCCAGGCGGCGTGGACCTCGGGCATCACGCGAGACGACGACGTGGACTTCGCGGTCCACAAGATCCGCCGCGAGTTGGCGGCGATGACGGACGATCAACTCCAGGCGTTCGACGAGAAAGCCTGGTTCACGAAGCTCAAGGAACAACGTCCCTACCTGGCGGGCGAGGTCGTGCAGCCGGTGACCAGCGGGACCGGAGCGGGCGGGGCCCCTCCGGCACCCAAACCGGCAGCCGCGCAAGGCCAGGCAGGGCAAGATTTGCAGGTGGACGCAAAGAAGATGAAGCCGACGGAGTTCGCAGATCTGCTGCGAAAGCGCGGGTTGTCCGCGCCTTCGATGTAGAGATCGACGTTCTCCCGTAGCTGATTCTTCTCCCGCCTGCTGGGAGAACGAAATTGCCAGACTTCAGCACGATCCTCCAGGATCCGACCATCCGTGCGCTGGTGCAGGAGAACATCCTCGAGCGCGCCTTCCACGATGCCCTTTTCCCGCGGCTCCTGTTCCGCGGCGAGGCGACCCCGACCCAGTGGCCCGCCAACGTCGGCGACACGATGGTGTTCACCGGCGCGGGCCTGATCCGGCCCAAGCTGCGCCCGCTCGCCCCGGGCACCGACCCGCTGCCCTCGACCTACCAGTCGGAGCAGTGGTCCGCGCAGCTCCAGCAGTACGCGGACACCATCGACACCCACATGCCCTCGAGCATCGTGGCCATCGCGGACCTGTTCCTGCGCAACAGCCACCAACTCGGCATGTCGGGCGGTCAGACGATCAACCGCCTGGTCCGCAACCGGCTCTACAACGCCGGCCTGAGCGGGCACACCGTGGCAGACGGCGCGCAGGGCCCGGTCAACACCATCCGGGTCAAGCGGCTCAACGGGTTCACCCGGGCCCGCCGGCCGGATCTGGCGCTGGGCTCCCCCGTGCGGTTCGACGCGGTGAGCGCGAGCAACCCGCTGCCCATCACCATCGGAACCGGCGCCAGCCCGTTCACCTTCGTCTCTCGCAACGTGACGGCGTTCACGCCGGACACCGCGGGTGACGAGGTGGGGCCCGGCACCATCACCGTTGACGGCGCGGCAGTGACGGTGATCGACCGCGCGTCCGTCCTGGCCACCGACCGCACCTCGCTGGTGCGCGTGGGCGGCGGGACCCGCGTGGATGACGTGGGCGCGGCCGACGTGCTCAAGCTGGCGGACATCCGCGCCGCCATCGCCAGGTTCCGTCAGATGAACGCGCCGGAGATGGCAGACGGCCGCTTCCACTGCCACCTGGACCCGACCTCGGAGACGCAGATCTTCGCCGACGCCGAGTTCCAGCGGCTGCTCACCTCGCTGCCCGACTACTACATGTACCGCCAGTTCGCCGTCGGCGAGCTGCTCGGCTGCGTGTTCTACCGCAACAGCGAGTGCCCGCTGCCCGAGACCGTCGAGCCCAAGGACGGCGTGACCTTCAGCCAGGACGACAACTTCGCCGGCGAGATGTACAACACCGGCGTGGCGACCGGGGTCAAGGTCCACCGCCCGCTGTTCGTGGCCCAGGGCGGGATCATGGAGTACTACCAGGACCTGGGCCAGCTCATCACCGAGGCCGGCATCACGGGCAGAGTGGGCGAGCCGCGGATCACGAACAACGGGATCGAGATCTTCGCCGAGCGCATCCAGCTCATCATCCGCAGCCCGCTCAACCGGCTTCAGGATCAGGTGGCGTCGAGCTGGAAGTTCGTCGGAGACTGGCCCTTCCGTACCGACGTGACCACGGGCGACGGAGCGAGGCACAAAAGGGTCGTGGTCTGCGAGCACGGCGAGTAGCAGTGACCGCTTTAACCCACAGTTTCGCCTCTGCCTTCGGGCATCGGCGAATCTCGGACAGGGTCGGGCTTTGCCCGACCATCTGCGCCCCTCGGTGTAGGGGCACTCTGGCCACCCCGACGGGGACTTCCGCCCGGCGCGGTCGTCGCACCAACCCGACGGGTTTCGGAGCTTTCGGGCTCCAACATGGGATGCAGGCAAACCCGTGCTTGCGCACTGGAACCGCCTCTATCCCCGCGGCACGGGTTGATGGCTTGCGCTCGCCCTTCGGGGCTTGCTCTGCCGTCTCTTGCCCGAGGGTCCAGCCAGTCTTGCTTCGGCGGGTTCTGGACGACCTGGGGCCTGGCCTGCTTCGCTCAGCACCGCACACCGGGAGCGATATCTCGGGTTCGCTGAGCCATGGGCAGAGTCCGGGCCCCGCCGCACTTTTTGGGGAGGTTGCATGATGTCGAAGCATCACCACGGGATGGTCCGCGCGGATGTGCCGGTGCAAGGAATCGTCGAGGATCCGGTTGGCGATGAGAAGGTCGCGCCGGTTGGCGAGCCTGCTGTGCCCGTTGCGCCCCCGTGCCGGTTTCTGGTGCTGGCAGAGAAGTGCATCTCGGTGATGGGCAACATGACCTGGCTGCACAAGGACGACGTGATCGAGGCCGCCGGATACGGGACCGACGGCATTGCAAGGCTCATCGAGCAGGGCGTGCAGCTCCAGCCGGTGGAGTAGCGCCTGTGCAGGACGTGACAGATGGCTCTGACCGACGCAGAAAAAGAGAGAGCCCGGCATCACCTCGGATACCCGCAGGTGCAGCCCGCCGCGTCTATCCAGTGGGGCATCCCGCGTCCGATTCAGACCGCATTTCTGGTTGAGTCCGCGATGAACAACATCATCGCCGCCGCGGAGCCCCGCGTGCGGTCGATGTTGTGCACGCTCGACGGGCTCGAAACCAAGCTCATCGAGGCGCAGGACTACCTGGTCGCGCAGAAGTTGGAGGACATCACACTGCGCGACGGGCACCCGGACCTGCTCGAGCGCGAGTACCAGCGCTGGGCCGGGCGGCTGGCTGACCTCCTCGGCGTGCCGCTCTACGCATTTAGCACCAAGTTCCGCCAGGCGGGCACCGTCAGCAACGTGAGGGTGCGCTGATGGCGTTCACCCGGCTCACCCGCGCGACGTTCGCCAACACGCTCACGCGCCGCCTCGTGCCCGTCGCCGATCAGATCCGAGACCTGAGCACGAAGGTCGGGCTGCGGCCCTACCAAGTGCGCCGCGTCTGGACCATCTGGTCTGGCGGCCGGCGGGGGGTTGGCGTGGAGACGCTGTTGCGCGAGGAGTTGGTCGAGCCGACCCCTAAGCTGGGCGCGCTGGACGCGCTCACCGAGCAGGTGGTGCCGGTTGGTGTGGATGAGCAGGGCGACCTGGTGCTGGACAAGATCAGCGGGACGTACACAGAGGAGGACCTGCGCGGCTTCACCGTGACCGAGAACGGCGAGGTACTGCGGCTGGAGCAGGCGCACCAGTTCTACTACGAGGTGGAGTTTTTCACCGATGCGGTCAACTCCTACCGCCGCCGGTTCTACATCTCGGGCACGCCGGCTTACTACCCAGGCCGCCTCTGCTGGCAGGTGCGGTTGACTCGCGCGCGCGAGGATCGCACCCGCGACGGCGAGGTGTCCTGATGGGCACCATCAAGCTCGACGCGCGGCAGTACGCCAACTGGATCGACCAGATGGCCGCGGATTTCCCGCAGGTCATGAAGACGGCGGCCGTGTCGGGGGCGATGGCCGCGCTTCCCGAGTTGCACCTGGCGACGGACAAGAGCCCGCCGCCGTCCGGCGTAGGCGACCCGGGGGCGTTCTTCATCGGCACCTACAAGCGGGCGTGGAAGGCGGGGCAACACCCCGAGGGCGCGTGGATCTACAACTCGACGCCGTACGCCGCGGTCATCGAGCACGGCAGACGGGCGGGCAAGATGCCGCCCTGGCGCGCGCTGGTCGCATGGTGCAAACGCAAGGCGAAGGCGGAAGATCCGGAGAGGATGGCCCGCGCTCTGGCGTTCGCCATGAAGCGGCGGCCCACCAAGGGACGCCACGTCATGGGCGGCGCGCTGCCGCAGATCATGCAGCGGTTCGAGGCAGAGGTGCGGCGGGTACTTGCGCGCCGGTACGGGAGTCAGCCGTGACCTGCAACGCGACTCCCACGCCTCCAAGCATCACCGCACAGCCGACGGAGCTTGCGCCGCTGGCCCCGCCCATCGGCCGGACCCGGCTCATGGTGCAGCCCAGCGACAAGCAAGAGCTCACGAGCAACCAGGAGACGGACGCCCGCACCGCGCTGGCCAGGGGGATTAAGGAGTACCTGGAGCAACTCCAGTGGACGGCGCAGGGCGGGCGGCACATCCGTTTTGAGCGGGTGCTGGACGTTTGGGCCGAGCCCGAGGACGGCAAGGCCGGCTACCCGTGTGCGGTGGTGCAGGGGACGGGGCCAGGCACTTACGACGCCAGCAAGTTCTCACCGAGCCCGAGCGACAAGGACCGCCTGCCGAGCGGGTTGTTTCTGGTGAGCCCGTGCGAGTTGGTGCAGGCGTTCCAGGTCGAGGTCTGGGCGGTTGACCCCGAGGAGCGGCTGGCCATTGTCGCCATGTTGGAGTCGGCTCTCATCGCTCCGACTTCGTGGCTGTATGGGATCCGGCTGTCGCTGCCGCATTACTTTGGGCTGGTCGCCGAGTACGAATTCACAGGGCTCAACTACATCGACAGCGAGCAGGACGCGGTGCGGCGATACCGCAAGGCAATGGTGACGCTGACCGGGCGGGTCCCGGTTGCGCGGGCGGTTGCGCTGCCGCTGGCGGTCGTGGTGCCGGCGCTGGGGATGCTTTCGGCCGAGCAAGAAGCGGCCATGAGAAACCGAACCAGCGAGGTGATTTTGCGCCTCGCTCTCGACGTGACATAGGAGGCTCAAGTGGCCGGTTTTATTCGTAGATACTCAGGTAGCTACCCCACCACGGACACCATCGCTCTCATCGAGGGCGTGGTGATCGTGGACCTGCCTCCTCCTGGACGCGTCGATGGCGTGGGCGTCGGGACGGTCTGCATGGTGGGCGAGTTCCAGGACATGAGCTACGCAACGAAGGACAACGGCGCGGGCGGCATGAGCCGCAGTTACCGGCCGGTCGAGGTGTTCTCGGGCAAGGATCTGACCGACAAGATCGGCGGGTTCGACACGACGCTCGGCAACATCGGCAAAACCGGCGGCAACGGGTTCATCAGCCTCCGCAACAAGAAGTTCAGCCGTCTGATCGTCCTGCCGATCAACCTGGCCTCGGCCAAGGGAGTCCGGCTGTTCCGCCAGCTTCCGACGAACCGGAGCGCGACGGACCCGAGCCCGGTGGTGCCGATGCAGGCGGGCGGCGTTAGCGCGGGAAGGCAGTTCAAGAGCGGCGCATGGCGAGTGCTGGCGGCCGGGCGGGTCGGGTTCGCTGACACGACCGATTACCGGCACGGTGTGGACGGCAGCGTGACCAACGTCGGCGCTGGCGTGACGCAACTCTTCAACGCGGCGGGCGGCGACTTCGTCAACAAGGGCGTGCTGGCCGGCGACATCCTGGTCCTCGGAGTCATCGGCGGTGCCGGTGCGCTCGGCACGAACGCGGCGACGTACCGCGTTGTCAGCGTTGCTGCTGGCGGTACGCAGCTCACCGTCGAGAAGATGGACGGGACCTCGTTCACCTGGGCGACCGGCGCGGCGCTGCCGTGGCGGCTGCACGAGCCGCTGACCGCGGACAGCGCCAAGGGGATCAACACCTCGACGGCGAGCTACACCATCCCGGCCAGACCGCTGGACCACTCCATCCCGGCGGCGACGGTCATCCCGCCGACCAGCGTTCCCGCCGCTCCGACGGCGACCTCCTGGGATCCACTCTCCGGGCTCCAGATGAAGGTGCAGCCTGCAACTGCGCTGGACTTCTCCGCGCACCAGGCGCCGAACGCGGCCAACAGCACCGCGCTGAACACCGAGTACAGCGCGGCACTGGACGCCACCATCACCGAGGAGCTGCCGGCCAGGGAGATCAACATCGTGGTGTGCTCCCGCAAGAGCCGGGGCATCGCGGCGAAGCTCAAGACGCATGTGGCGGACGCCTCGGCGGTGGGAATGGGGCGCGTGGCCTGCGTGAGCCCCGGGCTCGAGGACATGGGCAACGTGACATACGTTCTCAGCGAGGCCGCGGGCACGACTACCGACGCCACCTTCGGCGTGGGCGCCTCCGACGTGGGCCGAGACGAGCGGTTGATCTACTGCTGGCCGGGCGCCAAGACCATGGTCACCGAGGCTTCCAACCTCACCATGAACACCGCCGACGGCAAGACCACCACGGACGGGGTGCTGGACACCACAGGTGACGAGTGGATGGCTTCGGTCCTGTCGGTGCTGCCGCCGGAGCGCAACCCTGGCGAGGCCAGCGGGTACACGAAGCAGGTGCTCGGCAACATCCTCGGGCTCCAGCGTGACGCGCCGGTCATGGGGATGAACGAGTACATCGCGCTGCGCAAGGCTGGCATCGCTGCGCTCCGCGTCGACAAGCGGGTCGGCCCGGTGTTCCAGAGCGGGGTCACGACCTCGCTGACCAGCGGCCAGAAGAACATCAACCGCCGGCGCATGGCCGACTACATCGAGGACAGCCTGTCCCAGCGGTTCGTCCTGTTCGCCAAGCAGCCGCTCACGAACCAGCTCAAGGGCAACATCGTGACCGAGACGGTCACGTTCCTCGACGAACTGCTGAGCGAGACGAACCCTGCCGCCCAGCGCATCAGCGGCTACCTGCTGGACGAGAAGTCGGGCAACACGCCCGAGCTGGAGGCGCGGGGCATCTGGGTGCTCATCGTCAAGGTCCGCACCCTGGCGACCGCCGACTTCCTGGTTCTCCAGGTCGAGGCGGGCGAGGGCGTCACCGTCACCGAGCTGGCCGCGTAGGCTCACGAGGAGAAGAACATGGCAAAGTCGAAAGTCACGAACATCAGCGGTCAGTGCCTCACGCTTCCGATGCCCTGGTCGCGCATCCTCGGGCCGGGCCGGGCGGTGATCATCGAGTCCGACGCGGACACGCTGACCACCTTTTTCGGCGGTGGCGAGGCCATCCGCGGGCTGCTGGACGTGGCTCCCTGCGCGGACGGGAGCCCGTCGGACCTCGCTGGCATCCCGGCGGTCACGCCCAGGATCTGGTTCTCGGGCGGGGTGGTGATGGCGTCGGCTGACGACGCCACGGTCACCGCAGGGAGGCTCAAGGTCGGCGTGCGCGCCGAGCTGGCGGCGCTGCGGGTGGGTGAGGGCAACCAGCCTGGCTACTACACGCCGGGGCAGGAGGCTTCGCTCGAGGCTGACGGCGTGAACCCGGCGACGGTCGAGGTCATCCGGTGGCAGGACATCGTGACCGGCGACTACTACCTCCTCAGCATGCAGGGCGGCGTTCTCACGATCATCCCCGCGTAGTAAATCCCACACATTTCAGGGTTGACATCCGGCCTCATTGTGGGGCACATTGAGCACCATGCCTCGCAAGACTGCTGTTCGGCTGCACCTCGACGACGACCTGCTGGAGTGGCTTCGCGCCGAGGCGGCGCGGCTGCGGTCATCTGTGAGCGCGGTCATGCGGGCGCTGGTGCTGGCGGCGATGCAGGCAAAAAAATGACCATCGACGCGGTGCGGGTCCATGTTCGTCTGAGCAACAATGCTCTGGCGCAGCGCAGAGAGGATGCGGGACTTACTCGCGCGCAACTCGCAGAGATGGCGGGGTGTGGCGAATCCGCAGTTCGCGAGTATGAGCGCATTCGACGACCGCCGCGAGACCGTTTCGGGAATTGGAAGCATCAAGCGTCTGCGATTGCCGAGGCGCTAGGTGTCCTTCCAGAGGATTTATGGCCACCAGTCGTCGAGGCTATCCGGTGCCCGGTTGCAACGCGCACATTAAGCGCGGATCAGTTGGAACTTTATGCAGCGCAAGAAGCTGAACGCCTCATGCTTCCATCGACAGATGATGTTGTGGATCGCAATCGTCTTGTCGAGCAAGTGGCTGGCATGGTCGAGGTGCTCCCTGCAAGGGAAAAAATGGTGATAAAACTTCGTTTCGGTTTCGATGGGGAAACGGAACACACGTTAGAAGAAATTGGCAAGAAACTAAGATTGCAACGTGAACGAGTCCGAATGATCGAAGCAAAAGCAATCAGAAAAATGCAACATCCTCGTCGGAATGCGGTAGTAAAGGCATTCCTGAAATGACCCGCGTTCTCATCGCCGTCAACGACTTCACCGGGCCGTGGGCGCGCACCGCCGGGGCGATGACGCGATACCTGTCCGACGAGTTCGAGTTCGCGACCGTGCCCTATTCGGAGATCGTGTCGGGCACATGCGATGTGCTGGTCGCGTTCTGGTGGCCGTCTCTGCCCAAGCTGCGGGCGAACGTCCATCCGAAGCGGACCATCCTATACCTCTGCGACTACTACACCTGGCGGTCATCGGACGCGGACCTGTTCAAACTCAAGCGGGCGCTGCGGCATGCGGACGCGGTTGCCGCGGCGAACGACGACCTGGCCGAGCACGCGCGGCGGTGGACATCGGCGCCGGTGGTGGTCTGCAAGCCCGGCGTGGACCTGGAGATGTTCTCGCCGTCCCCCCTGCCCGTGCGGTTCGCCGTCGGCTGGGCGGGCAATACCGACGTGGGCAAGGGCGTGGACCTCAAGGGATTCGGTTTGATCCGCGAAGCATGCTCCAGGCTGGGCGTTCCGCTGCTCGTCGCGGACCGGGCCAGCTCGCCCATTCCGCATGCGTCCATGCCAGAGTTCTACAGCCAGATTTCCTGCTACGTCTGCGCGAGCGCGGCGGAAGGCACGCCGAACCCGGTCCTTGAGGCGCTGGCCAGCGGTCGGCCGGTCGTGAGCACAGCGGTGGGGCTCGTTCCCGAGCTGGCCGCGGCCGGCGCTCCGTGCATGGTGGTTCCGCGCACGGTGGACGCGCTGGAGGCAGGGATAGCAGCGGCGAGGGCAAGTACCGGCCCGGAAGTCTCGGACGCAGCCAGGCGCAGCGTGGAGCCGTTCGCGTGGCATCTGCGGGTGGAGTCCTGGCGGGAGTGCCTGCGGGCGGCGCTGGGCTCTCCTGGTGTGAGGCGGGTACAACCGACCGCCGCGGCCGGGATGGTCCATGTTCGCATGCTCTCGGATGACGTGGGCCAGGTGGTCGATGCGGAGCTTGCCTGTGCGCTGGACCCATTCGCGGGTGCCCCGGCAGTTCCGCAGGTGATCGCGCCGGTCGCCAGGCCCGTCCATGTCCGCGTGGCGTCCTGCGCGCCTCGCCGGGAGCGCGGCCCGCGGACCCGAGAGGTTGGCCTGCTGCTCAGCGACCAGCCGGGCTGGGCTCACCACGTCGGGCACATGGACCTGGAGTCCTACATCGGCGCGTTCGATTACGAGCACTACCACATCTCGGACTTCAAGCGCGGGGTGCCGTTCCCCGACTGCTCCTATTTTGACTTCATTTTCTCGCCGTACCGACGCTGGCAGTGCGAGGCGCTGATCGACAAGGCGCACTGCCTCGGGGCGCTGCGGTCGTCGTGCTGGTTCGCGGAGGATCCGAACCGCCCGCCTGGCAAACCCGAGTTCGACAAGGCGAACGAGTACCGGGCGTTTCAGGTCGTGACGCGGCGCTCGTTCGAAGAGTTGTGCGAGCACTGCCCGAACGTGCGGTACATCCCGAACCCGGTTAACATGCGCCGGTTCCCGGAGGTTACGCCCGTGCGCGAGGTCGTGGCGCTGTGGAGCGGCAACGCTTCGCGCCGAACCCGGACGGGCGAGTGCGTCAAGGGGTGGAAGTCGCACATCGTTCCGGCGTGCGAGGCTGCCGGCGTGCCGCTGGTGTTCTGCGAGTTTCGCGAGCGGCGGTTGCCGCCCGATCAGATGCCGGCGTTCTACCTCACCGGCTCGGTTCTGGTGATGGCCTCGACTTTTGAGGGTTGCAGCAAGACGCTGCTGGAGAGCATGGCGTCGGGCCTGGCGGTGGTGAGCACGGACGTTGGGCAAATCTCCGAGATGCGCGAGAACCAAATGCGCGAGTTCGGGGACACGGGCATCGTGCTTGTTCCACGTGAAACAGATGCCATTGCCGACGCGCTGGCGGCGCTGACTCCGGCCAGGGTGCGGGAGATGGGGGACATGAACCGGCGCGAGGTATCCGAGCGGTGGAGCTGGGAGCTTTGGGCCCCTGAGTTCGAGAAGTTCTTGAGGATGGCGCTGTAACCGAGGTGACCGTGGCGGACGAAAAGCAGCACGTTTCAATGAACATCAACGAGCGCATGATCTGGGCGGCGGTGTTCGCCAAGGAAAGGGATCTGCACAACCCACCGAGGCATGTCATTGGGCCAGGCCCCGACAAGGCCAAGGAGTGGATCGAGTGGGAGCGCGGGCAGATTCATTGTGCTGTCGAGATCGCAGGAGGTGCGATAACCCAACTCCGCGAAGAGCTGGAGTCCATCAAAGAGGGGTTCTTCGACGACAGTGACGTGTACCTGTTTCTTGCAGAAATGCTTGGAGTGAAAACAGAAAGCAAAACGGAAGGCGAAAAAGTGGAGGTTTGCAAAGCATGCGGGAGTCCAACGAACGAGCTGAGCGAGGGGTGCACGAGGATGATCCATCGTTGGACGCACTCCTCATTCGCTTCCAGAATGAAAGAGGATGAAAAATGAAGATCCTCTTCGCCTACCGCGGCACCCGCCAGCGCGACTTCGACCGCCTCGCCACCTACCCCACCTCGCACATGAGCGAGGTCAACGACGTGCAGCTCTGCCACGCCTGGCGGGAGATGGGACACGAGGTGGATGTGTGGGTCGAGAAGGACGGCGAGCCGGACCCGAGCAAGTACGATCTGCTGTACCTGTTCAAGCTGCACTCGGTGCAGAAGTTCATCGCGGCCGGGCTGCTCAAGCTCCCGTGGAAGCGGGTCGCTGCCTGGTACGACTTCGGCAAGCTGGCGCAGGCGTGCGGCGATGAGCGGCACAATCTGGAGTCGGTGGCCTGGGGCACGCCGGGGCTCATGGAGCAGGAGAAGGGCTCGCTGCCCGGGGCAAAACAACTGGTCGCGGAGCACGCGACCACGTTCCCGGCGCCGCCGGCCTTGCCAGAGACGCAGCCGCGCGGGCTTTACATCGGTCGCGTGCCGAACGCATACCGCGTCCAGGTGGAGATGGCATCGGGGTACGCGCCGCTCAACATCTTCGCGCTCAAGCTGGAGTTGGGCGGGCGCATGCTGCTGTTCCGGCATGGGCAGTACGATGATGCGGCACTGACCGAGGCGCAGCGGTGGGCCAGCGACTACCGCTGCACGTTCTCTCCGGGCGTCAACCTGATTGCCGACCCGTCGGTCGCTGTTGGTTGCTTCGGTCTGGTGCCCTCGACGAAGTACAGCACCGAGCGGCAGGTGCTATCGGCGTGCAAGGCGTGGGACTATTGGGCGCTGGGGCTGCCCGTGGTCTGCGCCGACAACGTACCCGAGGCCGAGTGGGTTCGCCAGCGCCCCATGCTCGGTTTGCTCTACAAGGTGGGCGACGAGTTGAGCATGCAGCGCGCCATCGAAGCCGCGCTGGAGCGTGCGCAGGCGGTGGACTTCGCCGAGCACCGCGAGGCGCTGCAATCCTGGACCTTCGCCAGCCACACCTGGCGACATCGCGCAGAGGAGATTGCACATGCACAGTTTACTCCGTGACGCCATCGGCCAGCTTTGCAAGCGGGCCATCGAGACTGAGTACCCCAAGCTGGTGCTCAAGCACGCCCACCTGCTGAGCGGCAAGAAGACTTGGCTATACTTCGACCAGGGCCTCGCAGCGAACGCCAAGTACATCGAGCAGACCGTGCCCGAGGTGCTGGCCGGCGGGCTCTCTGTGCTGGACGTGGGAGCGGGGCCGGGCCACTTCCTGCTGCTCTGCCGCGAACTAGGGTGCGAGGTGGCGGGCGTGGACATGGCGCTGTCGGAGTTCGACACGGACAGGCCCGCGAACGCATATCGTGCGCTGACCGATCACTTCGGGCTCGGGGTTGAATACGTCGGATTCGAGCCGTGGTTGGAGGCACAGCCCGCCGCCGAGACTTACGACCTGATCAACTTCCGGGGCAGCATGGACGGGGTGCTGGCGATGACCATGGACGGTCACAAGCCCGAGGTGATCCGTGGCCTGCTCGACCGGCTGCGCGGGCTGCTCAAGCCCGGCGGGGCCATCGTCGTCTCGCACAACATCGGCCAGCAGTGCGAGGACTTTCGGGCGGCGGTGCAGGGCGGGGTGCCCGGGTTCGACAAGCTCGTGGACATGCCGACGCTGACCCGACTGCGGCGGGTCGAGGTTGCCGTGCTGCCGCTGCCAGAGATTCAGGTGCCCGAGATTCAGGTGCCCGAGATTCAGGTGCCCGTGGTCGTGACGCCCTCGGATCCCGCGCAGATCTCCGTCGAGCAATGAAAACCTGCCTCGTCACCTACGACACGCCCGAGTGGGCGTTCCATGGCGAGTGCCTGGACATGCAGTGGTTCGTGTCCAGGCGCTATGCCGGGCTGTTAGAGGCGACCTCAATGCCTGCGCGAGACGCGGGCAACGGCTCGGGATTCGACGGCGTGTACAGCTCCGCGTGGTACGACACCCGGCTCATGGACCATCCGCGGGCCGCCTCGCAGCTCTCCTCGTTTTCCTACTGGATGGACTGCCAGAAGGCCAAGGACCGGGCACATCTGCTCAAGCGCTGGCGCTGGCTCGGAACCAAGAACCTCGCGCTGCACGAGCGGCTGACCGTCGAGGATCACCCATCGCCGCGCCTGCTCTATCATCAGATCTGCCCCGACCGCTGGCCGCACCAAGAACCGCCGCTCGTCGGGGACAAGTTCATCGTCGGGTTCGCCGGCCATCGCCAGCACACCAAGGGCATTGGGATCATCGAGGAGGCTGTGGCGCGCATCCCGAACGTCGAGCTGCGCACCGTCGAGTGGGGCAAAGGGCGCATCCAGCAACGGGAGATGTCCAACTGGTATCACGGGCTGCACGCCTACATCTGCGCCAGTGCGCAGGAGGGCGGCCCGCGCACCGGGCTTGAGGCCATGCTGTCCGGGGCTCCTCTGATCACTACGCGGGTAGGGCAGGTTGGGGAGATGGTTGCTGCGAAGTGGGAGGCGCTGGTTATCGAGCGCACGGTGGACAGCATCGAGGCAGCCATCGTCATGCTCATGGCGGGCCAGGACATGGGCCGGCGGTTGAGCTTTGGCGCTCGCCAGTTGGCTTACTCCTGGGCCATGCGCTGGGGAAACGCATGGGCTGACTTCCTCGCGGAAGTGGTGGGCGTGGACATGCGCGAGATAGAGGATCGGCAGAAGTTGTGATCTACGATGACCGCCACCTTTTCGTCGCTCTGCCCAAGTGCGCAAGCACGTTTGTTCAGGTGCTTTTGCAGCGTAAGCACAAGTGGAGGTCAACTCCTCACGAGCCGTTCGGGAGCTGGCAGCACCGTCCGCTGTGCCTGGCGCCAGAACATCTTTGGGCAGGCCGCGAAGTTTTCGCTGTAATCCGGTCGCCGTGGGCTTGGTATCGCAGCCTGTACGCCTACGGCATGAAAACGGGGTACATGCGCAAGTGGGAACCTGGCAAGCACCACGACTTCAAGAGTTGGCTTGCTCTGCTGCTCGACGGCGGTGGGCATCCGCACCTTCCACAGGGGCAGAAGCTGGACACCGAGTTTTTCTCGGCGCTCGCGAAGTGGGACATTGGGTATCTGACCTTCAACTACGTCCTCCAGTGTTCCACGGCGCCGGGGCAGTTTCTCAAGCGACGGACGCCGCCGAGTGAAGCCGTCATCGGCGTGCAGAAGTTCTTGCGGTGCGAAAATCTGGCATCAGATCTTTCCGAGTACCTGGGGATTGACCACGCTGATCTGGCAGCCGAGCCGAAGGCCAACGTCAACACGTCTGGCCACTACAGCCAGGACTACACGCTCGAGCTTGCCGCGCTCGTCGCTCACAAGGAGCGGTTGATCTGCGGGCGGTTCGGGTACGCATTCGAGGAGAAAGCATGCGACGCCAAGCACTGACCGACGAAGAGTTCCGCGCCATCAAGGGACACATCCGCGCACCCTATACCGACGCCTATTTCAAGGCGGCCGAGGGCGATCACGGCCCCGCGGCGGTCCTGTTCGGGGATGTGCTCTGGGAGATGTTCGCGCCGGCCTCGGCGGTGGACTTCGGCTGCGGCTGCGGCGGAACCCTGGCCGGGCTCAAGCAGCATGGCGTTGAGGTCCAGGCGGTGGACGCGAGCGAGGCCGCCGCGCCCTTCATTGCCCGCCACGACCAGGCCATCGCAGACGGGCTCATCGTTCACGACCTGAGCAAGCCGCTACTCCTGCCGCGCAAGTATGACCTGGCCATCAGCACCGAGTGCCTGGAGCACCTGCCGCCCGAGGGCAGCGAGGAGGTGGTGCGGACCATCACCGGCGCAGTGCCCCGTGCTGTGATCACGGCCTGCGGCCCCACGGGGCGCAACCCGCTGCACACCAACGAGCGGCCGTTCGCCTTCTGGGTGGACCTGTTCACTGCCGCCGGGTTCACCCTCAACCACGAGACGACCTCAAAACTCCGCGCCATCATGCGCGGGCACCAGAACAACCTGCCGCCCGGCGTGCCGCTCATTCCGAGCTGGTATTTTTCGGGGTACATCGGCGTGTTCGAGGCGGTCATGGACGGTGCAGTTCTGACGGTTTCACCGTAGGGGGTTAGGCGGGACTATCCGGCTCCGGTTCCTCGTCTGCGTCAATCTTCGCCTTCCCGTGCATGATGTCCTGGAGCAGTTCTGGCGTGATCTCTGCATCCATGGCCCAGTCGGGGATGACCAGAGGCTTCACCGCCGGGGCGCAGATGCGCAGAACCTCCGCGATCTCGTCGGGGTCCGAGATGTGCCGACCGACGCGGTAGGTGCCGAAGCTGCCCATCTTCTCGGGCCGCCATTCACCCATGCCTCCCTTGCCGCCGCGCTGGAGCAGGTCCACGATGGTCTGCACGTTCACGATCTCAGAGAAATCGACCACCATGCGGGCCTTCCACCCGTTGAACTGCGGGCGGAATCGCACGTCGGGGGCGCCGTGGACCCTCACCATGTCCACGCGGGGGATCATCTCTTCGTAGGTGATGGGGATGGACCCACCCTGAATGTAGATGCTGGTGCGGAAGAGGGGCTTGCTTTTGAACACCTTGTTGGCGGTGCTGGGCAGTTCCATGGACCGCTTGAAGCCGACTGGAGGAATGCAGATCGCGCCTTCGGTGTTCCTGATCATCGCGTCCTCGATGCACTGCCGCGGCACCTTGGGCTCGCGTTGCACGGAGAGCCCCATGTGCTTGCGGAGCATCTGCTCCATGGACTTCTGCCCGAAGTTGTGCATGATCAGAGGCGCAGTTCCCTCCACCTCAAGAGCAACCATCAGCGTCCGCGGCTGCGCGATCACCGGGCTCGCCGTTGCAGCGGCGGCCTTTACTTTCTCGTTAACTTGCTCGTATTTCTTCGACATTTAATTCTCCTTTGTTAGATTGGTCCGATCCTGTCCACTCCGGTCCAGGACTTTCGTTTCCTAGCCTTTGCTGCCACTACTCTCCATTATTCTGCGTACCAAGCCGTTCCTATCCGCTGCTGCCGCTCCTATCCGCATCGATCCCTTCCTATCCGAATCCTTACGATCCCTTCCGTTGCTGCCACTACATTCAGCGCCGATCCCGCCGCTTCCACGCCCGCCCAATCCCTTGCTGCCGATCTGCTCCCGTCCGCTCCGTTCCCGTCCAGCCGCTTCCCCTCCTGGCCTGTCCTGCCACTACATCCACCTCTCCACTCCAGTTCCCTCCCGTCCGCTACACTCCGCTGCTGCCAATCCAATACAGTGCTGTCCCGTACAATCCTCTCCTGTCCAATCCCGTCCACGACTTGCCCCTGCTGCCGCTACACTCCGGTACCATCCCGCACTTTCCACACCTATCCCCTGCTGCCAATCCGTTTCTGCCCCCTGCTACTGCGCCACCAACCGCTCGATTTCCTTGCGGATGGGGTCCAACTCCTCGATGTCCACAACCGCGTCGCACCAACTCCTGAGCATGACGAGCCGGCGCTGCACGAGGTTGCCCCGCGCCTCTGCGTCGGACAGCACCGTCGGTCTGTCGCTGTACCCGCTTTCGCCGTCGTAGGCGGGCAGGAACTTGCGCAGGCTTACCTTGCGTTCTGGGATGGCAGTGACGACGGTTGGAGGCGCGTCCTCTTGCTGTTTCAGGACACACACGAACCGCGTCGCCAGGATCATGTTCGTCGCCTGGACGATGCGGTACTTGTGCGCCGCCTCGGTGTCGTCCCAGCAGAAAAACTTGTGCAGCGGGTGGTGCTCCGCACGGGCCACGTCCACCATGAGCACTGGCGACACGGTTCCATGCGTGCTCACCAGCTTGTCAAGCTCTGCCTCGACGACGGCGGTTCGCTTCTCCCTCGGGATCATTTCCTCGGATTTGTTTTTGTAGAGGACTTCCGGCTCCGTCTTTTTCTTCTTCATGGTTTCTCCTTGACGATCCCCAACTTGACCAGCGCCATTCTGATCAGCCAAACGACTGTGGCGCTGCGCGATGGGATGCGGGTTGCTTTTTCGAGGTCGCGTTTCTTGATCCTTGCTGCCTCGACGGGAGCCTCAAGGTCATCGGGCAGTCTGAATGTTGGTTTGTATGTCATGCGTCATTGTATACCATGCAGAAAAGTATTCGTCAACTACTATTTTTTGATCTTCTTGACATCCTGCATCAACCTGCCGTAGCCTAGAAACCTGAGCCGCACCTCGCCTCGGCGAGGGATAGGGCGCGCATCTTCCCGCACCGGGAGATAGCGCGCCTTTTGCGTTTCTGGAGCCGAACAGGAGAAACGTGAAATGCCTAATTTGCGCGTGAAGGGGCAAGATGTAGAGGTCGCCGTTTTGCAGGCCGGAGAGCAGGTAGCCGCGCTCACCGATGTGCGCAGCTTCGAGGTCACGCCACAGATCGAGACGACCCAGGAGGGATACCTGGGCGAGACCACCGACCGCTACGACGACATCTTCAAGGGCGTCTCGCTGTCGATGGAGGTTCACCTGGAGACCCAGGACATTTTCAAGTTCTGGACCGCAGTGCTCGACCGTGCCCAGCGCCGCGACCCGACGCTGACCATCAACATCAAGGCGACGCTAAACTTCCCGAACGGTGAGACGCCGAGGCTCGTCCTCAAGGACGTGTACTTCGGACCCATGCCGCTCAACTTCGGCGGACGGTCCGAGTACGGGTCTGTGCGGATCGAGGGGAAGTGCTCGAACGTCAAGCCGATCTTGTCCTAACCAAGAGGTGACATGTGAGTGAAATCGCTGAAGTGCTGGGCGGTGCGAGCAAGAAGCAGCCCCGCGTGGTGCACACCTTCAACGTGCCAGAGAGCCTGCACAAGCACGGCATCACGAGCCTCGGTATCCACGAGTTGACCCCGCGCGACGAGCAGATCGCAGCCAAGAGGAGCGGCGGCGACAGTAACCGCCTGGCATACGGGCTGGCGCTCCAGGCGCTCGCGGAGGTCAACGGCAAGCCGGTGAACACCGGCGACGGGACCGCCGAGGCCGCGGTCAACGGGATGCACCCGAAGATCCGCAACCTCATGCTCATGGCCTACGCGGAGATCCACAACACCGACGAGGAGGTCACGAAGGATTTTTTGGCCAGTCGCCAGGTTCGGGTCTGACCCTGGCAGGGTTCGCGCTGGCCATCGGTGACCCGGGAGAGATGATGCAGCGTACCTGGCAGCTCCTGGCGTTTCTCGGGCGGTACGCTCACCAGCCGCTCGGGCAACTCATGGATACGCCCAAGGGCGACCTGTACGCGCTGGCAAAGGCGACGGGCGAGCTGATCGAGCAGGAGTACCCAGAGACAGGGGGCGGTCGTGCCTGAAGTTGAAGTCTCCACAGTATTCAAGCTCGTAGACGCGGCTACCAAGCCGCTGCGCGCCATCGGTGCGGCGGCTCGTGGCGTGAGCGGGGCTCTCGACGGAGCCACGCGGCGCATGATGCAGATGGCAGGCATCGCGGGCGGCATCGGTGCGGTGCTTTCGTTTCGCAGCGCGATTCAGGAAACGGTCCAGCTTACCGAGCAGACCCGCCGGCTGATGGCCCTCACGAAGGAGGGGCCGGAGACCACCTCGGCGTGGATCGACACGATGGAGGATCTTGGCGTCGGGTCGCAGCTCCTTGAGCGCACCGTAGGCTACATCGCCAGGCAGCAGCAATCGTTCGCGATGGGGTCGAAGGCGGTCGGTAAGCAGTTCGCCGCGATGGGCATCGACATCAAGAAGGGTCCACTCGATGCGATGATGGCCATCACCCAGCAGGCCCAGGCTGGCAAGGCGAATATCGGCGCGCTGTCGCGGACGTTCCGCATGATGCCGCAGGAAGCCGCGCGGATGGTTGAACTGCTCAAGCGCGCGCCGCCTATCGCCGGGGAGATTGCGGATCGCGTCAAAGCTGGCGTGGACGTGGTGACGATGCAGACCATCCAGCAGGGAATCGCGCTGGAGCAGGTCAAGCTCGGGTTCAAGGATGCACTCGGGACCGCGAAGCTGATCATCGGCAAGGAGTTGCTGCCCATCCTCGTTGACATCGGGCCGAAGTTGTCCCGTGCGTTGCAGTCGGCAATCCCCGTCGTGCAGGACATCGGCAGGTTCCTGCGCGAGCACCTGACCCAGGCTATCGCGCTGGCTACCGCGTTTGGCAAGGTCATGCTCACCAACGCAGTGATCATGAAGACCACCTCGATGCTGGGCATCGGCGGGCCGATGGGGATGGGGCTCGGCGGTGCGGTTGGAAGAACGGCGAGATGGGTAGCTGGTCCAGCGAAAGCTGCGGCTACTGGTGCGGCAGCAACGGCGGGGGCGGCCGGTGTGGCAGCCGCAGCGAAAGCGGGATGGTTTGCGAGGTTCGGAACCAGTATTTTGGGAATCGGAAAAGGGTTTGCTGCCATTGCGGGGCGGCTTGGCGTGATCGGATTGATTATTTCGGCGGTGGTCTGGTCCGTGAAGTTGATCGCTCAAAACTGGCAAAAGATCGTTTCATGGGCAAACGAGTGGATGGACGACATCGCTGCTCGATGGGCAGTCATTGCCAAGGTATTTGAGCCAGTGACCTCTATTTTTTCGACTAGCGGACCCATCGGAAAGTTTTTCATGTTCACCCTTCCGCTCGTATTCGAGGGACTTGCGTTTACGGTGTCGAAGATCATGCAGGCCGTGGCGACCATCGGGATTTTCATCGGCAAGCTGATGGAGAGCCCGCGGGCGGTCTGGAAAGCTGGCATCGGGGCCACCATTGCCGGAGCGTGGTCGCAGGCCGGCGCCATGCAGCGGCAGGAGTTGATCGCCACGAAGCAGGCGCGGTTCTTCGACCAAGCGCGTGACGCGAACGAGCGGCTGCGCGCGGCGCTTGCGCCGGCCGCCCCAGGGTCCAGGCAGTCGCAGCCCGTGTACGACTTCCGAGGTTCCAACTTTTCCATCAAGCAGGATTTTGCCGAGGGATTCGATCCCGACCGCATCGCAGCCGCGTTCGCCAGCGACCTGAGCAAGCTCGGCGAGCGGCGGTTGCAGTCGGGCTTCTCGCCCTTGTTCTCGGTGCGGTGATGTCCGAGCCTCTGAGCCTCGCAAGCGCGCTGACCATCGTCGAACAGACGGGGGAGAAGCGCACGCTACGGCTCATGGGGCGGGCTCTACCTTATCGGCCGCTCACGCTCAGCGGCACCATGCGCGCAGAGGTGACGTGGTATCCCGGCAACCCCGAGGCGTCGATTCAGGTGCTCGGCAGCGCCGAGGATGAATGCACGATCAACGGATTCTGGAAGGAGCGGTTTCTCTCGACGTTCGAGCAGACCGAGTCCGGCTCGGCGACCGCGGCGACGCTCGACGACGTGCCGGTGACCGCGACCATGGACCTGGTCGAGGCGATGGACAGCATCCGCCGGCAGGGCCAGCTCCTGGAAGTGACGTGGGACAGCCTCGTTCGGTACGGAATCCTGTCGAAGTTCATCCAGAAGTGGAGCAACCGCAAGGACTGCGAGTGGGACGCCACGTTCATCTGGCTGGGCAGAGACATGGTTTCCGAGGCCGCGACCTTCGCGCAAGAGGCCGACACCAGCACCATGAGCCGGACCTGGGCCAGCCTGCTCAAGCAGCTCGAAGATGCGATTGAACTGCCGTTCGCAGCCGTGTCCGGGATGATGGACAAGGTCAGGTCCGGCGCGAACAAGGTCAAGGCGGCGACGAACACGATCAACAACATCGCAGAGGGCGTGGTTGACGGGACCATGAACATGATCGACACGGCGCGGGCGTCCGTCGCAGCGATTCAGAGCATCAAGACCGCGGCACTCAACATCGCGGACATCGCCGAAAGCCTGCCGTCGCAGATGTGGGTGGAGAGCGCGTCTCTCGCCGCGCAGGCGGCGGACATCTACGGGCAGCCGGGAAGCAACACCTCGTTCTCGAGCGACGTGCTCGAGGGCATCACGGGCGAGGCGATGGTGCAGGCGGTCGGGTCTGCGAGCACAACCACCCCGTCGAACCCTACCGCGTCCGGTGTTTCCGCAGAGACGATCAACTCGACCTCGACGGGCACGCAGAGCCTCGTATCCACGCCACGCGCTGACCTGCTGCGGACCATTAGCATCGGCGCAGGACTCCAGGCCGCCGTCAATGTGCGCAAGGTGCGCCGGCTCGCGCGGACGATGGCGCAAGAGGCGGTGAGGCAGCAGGACGAGATTGCAAGCCGCATTGCGCCGGACCTGCTAGGGCACTTCGTCGCGGCAGACGACACCGACTTGCGCCGCGTGTCGCAGGACTACTACTCGACAGTCGAAGAGTGGCAGCGGTTGATGACGTTCAACCACCTGTCCACCTCGCTCCTCGACGCAGGACAGGTGGTGTTTGTGCCGGCCATCCGCAACGAGGGGATGTGATGATTTATTACCCCTCTATGGTCTGCCATTTCAGGATCCGCTTCGACGAGGCGTATAGGTCCGTCTCTGTGCCATCTCCATCGACCGCGCTCGAGGCATCGAGCAACGTGGGCAGTTCTGGGCAAGCCAAGACCTCGAAACTGCCGTTGATGATCGACGGCAGCGCGGACAGCCTGACCCGGGTGGACAATGTTCTTCCCGTCTCTGCCAGCGTCGAGCTTCCCGGATTCCGCCAGGCGAGCAAGTTCAGCATCACCATGGCGTTCCGCGACTTCCCTATCGACCCGCGGCTGGTGCGGTCCTGCGCCGTCGAGATTCACCTCGGAGCGGTGCCGGCGAATGACTTCGGCGATGGCATGAAGGGACAGCGGGCGCGGGGCGTGCTCAAGAGCATCCTGGCGACCCGCGGCAGGGTGTTCGAGCCGAACGAGGACACGCTGCTGCTGGCGGGGCTCGTGGACACCTGGCACGTCAGCCACGGGGCAAAGACCAGCGAGGTGAAGCTCGACGGGCGCGACCTGCGCGGCATCTTCCTGGACTCCCCCACCGACCCGAAGATTTTTGCAAAACTCAACCTCAACCAGACCATCGACAAGGTGGTCGCGGACATCCTCGAAAAGCACCCGCTCGGGGACCGCTTCAGAAACATGGTTGAGGTCAACGAGTTCGAGTGGCCCAAGGGCCTGCCGATTGTCGCGGTCAAGGGCGACCTGACCCGCGTGCGCCAGGCAGCCAAGGGCGGCGGGCAGAAGTCGCAGCCGGCGGGAGACACGGGTAAGCTGTCCTATTGGGACCTGATCACGCGATACTGCTTCCTCGTCGGCGCGCTGCCCTACCTCGAGGGCTATACGCTGTACCTGCGGCCGGTCCGGTCTGTGTTCGATACCGCGCTTCGCGCCGGCATCGACCCAAACTACCCGGCTCCGTTCTCCGGAGGTGCGGCCCGCGAAGTGAAGACCTCCAGTGGGTCGACGGAGAAGCTATCCATCCGCCGGCTGGTATACGGCCGCGAGGTCGAGCAGGTCAGCTTCGAGCGTAAGTTCACCGGCAAGAAGGCCAGCGTGGTCGAGTGTGTGAGCATCAATACCGACGTGCCCAAGAAGGGCCGGCGCTCGGATGGCACGCCGAAACAGCTCATCACCGCGCAGTGGCCGCCGAAGTCCAAGCCGAAGGCCCGCACGACCGACGTAGCGCCCTCAGGCGAGGCGTCTGGCACCGAGGTGCTCCGCATCCCTGTGGCGGGCGTGACGAGCACTGCGAGGCTCCAGGACATCGCCAGGGCCATCTACGAGGAGGTCGGCCGGGGAGAGATGGGCGGATCGTGCAGCACCAAGAGCCTGGCCAGCTTCAGCGGGGACAACACCGACCCGGACCTGCTGCGGCTGCGCCCCGGCGACCCCGTAGAGCTCGCCGTCGATGCCCGCGCGCTGTCGTCGCGCTCTCCGCTGGTGGCCGAGCTGGTAGACCACGAGCGGCGCAGCTTCGAGGAGGAGGTTTCCGCCATCGCCAAGCGGCTCAACGGGGACACCACGCTGGCCCGCGTCATCGTCTCGACGGCTCGCGGAGCGGTCAAAGAGTTGCAGCGACCGTTCCGCGTCGGCAACGTCAAAATAGACTGGTCCGCGAGCAACGGCGTAGGAATTTCGTTCGATTTTCAGAATTACGTGGAGGCCAGGTCCGATGCTGGCTAGAAGCAGAGTCTCTACCACCGTGGACGCTGGCCGCCTCGGCGAGATGCTGGCCCGGCCGGGCATGGACCCCCGCGTGTGGGTCAGCCTGGCCACGGTGCGAGCGGTCCACGTCGAGACCAACGGCAAGTTCTGCGACGTAACGCTGCTGCCGTCCGGCGACGAGGAGACGGTGCGCATCGGCGAGGAGTACGCCGGTAACGGGTTTGGAGATCACAACCCGCTGTACGACGATGACGAGGTGGTGGTGCTGTTCCCGGGCGGCGAACCCGATGCGGGTGGTGTGATCGTGGCCCGGCTGCACAACTCGTCCGATAAGGTGCCGTCGGCTGCCGTCTCGAACAAGGACGACAGGCAGTTCATCGTCGAAAGTGGAAAGAACCTCCGGTTTACCACTCAGGGCTCAGGCGACGTGCTGGTCACGAGCGGGAGAAAGGTCACAGTCACCGCCAGCGACCTGATCGAGTTGACTTCCGGGTTGGCGAAGGCCATCAACCTAGTTCCCGGCCTCGGATCCACTGTCAACGTCGGAGGGACGGCCGCCATCGACGCGATCCTCAAGGGAACGACATTTCACACCGCGTTTTCGACGCTGGCACCTTTCGTCACCGCCTGGCTTGGTGCACTGACGCCGATTTTTGCTGAGTGGAAATCCGCCGCAGATACAGCGCCTCCCGGCACGACTCCGTGGAAACCAGTCGTTCTAACCCAGACGGCGCTGAAAACCGCACATGACAACCTCGTCGCTGCCGGCGCCGGGGCTGCTTGGCCGCTGTTCCTCGGCACCATGACGCTCTGGCTCGCACAGAAGGGGAAGGTGGCGTGATGCCAGGCTGGGGCGGCATGCCGTGGGGGCTCGGGCCGTGGGGCGGCTTCGGCGGCGCGACCTACATCTCCAACGCCTACGCGGTGAGCACCAACACCGTGCGGGTGATCGTCGCTGGCAACCCGCAGGTCATCTCGGAGTGGACTCCCGGAGATGCGCTCAACCCGGCCTGCTGGACCGTCGAGCTTACAGCCGGCGGCAAGACATGGACCGTGATCCAGGTCGAACAGCGCCAGGCCGCTGCCGGCGCGCTTCCCGCGGTGTTCGACCTGTTCGTGCTCGAGGTGCTCGAATCCGCGCTCGTCGAGCACATGGTTGCGGCCTCGGGCGTCGTGGACCTCGGCGGGTTCCCGATCAACAGCGCGTTCGCGTTTCCCGGGGTCATCGACGAGGCGGTGCTGCCCGAGAAAGAAGCGGCGGCGCGCAACCTCGCCGTGCGTGACCTGGCCAACCCGCCGTTCATCTCCGAGGAGTACACCGGCGGCACGCTGCGCATCACCGCGGCTGGCGACTACCAGAACGAGGAGGGTACGGCGCTTGTGCGCAAAATGATCTGGCGCCGGCTCACGACATTCAAGGGTGCGTTCTTTCACCTGCCCGAGTTCGGCCTGGCGTTGTCGCCGAAGTCTCTGCTCACCACGAGCGACTTGATCAAGCTCAAGGGCGAGGTAGAGAGGCAGGCCATGCGCGAGCCGGAGGTTGAGGCGGTCAAAGCCAGCATCACGCTCAGCAGCACAGGTGCGCTCACCGTCGAGCTTCGCGTGCGCGTTAGACCATCGGGGCAGGACGTGGCAATGTCCATCCAGCTGCCCGTCGCTGCCATCGCGTTGTAGGAGGTCGTAATGGGTGACTTTCCCAACTTTCAGGACCTCTTCCGAGTCGGCCGCGACGAGGCGCTGGTCCGCAACGGCAAGCTCACCAAGGCCAGCATCGAGCGCGAGGGCGGCGACGCGAACATTCTGAACGCGGCGGCGGCGGCGGTGGGTGACGAGGTAGTCGGCCAGCTCGTGCGCATCGAGGCAGCATCGTTTCTCGACTCAGCCGAAAAGGCTGCGCTCGACCGGCTCATCTGGGACCGCTACGGGCTGCGCCGCAAGCCGGCGGCGAACGGACTCGTGCTCTTGCGCTTCACGACCACCTCGCCGACTCCGTCGCTGTTCGCCATCGATGTCAACGCGCGGGTGGGGACGGAAGACGGCGTCGAGTACCAGACCATCGAGACGGTGCCGTTTCCGATGGGCAGCATCGGCCCGGTGCAGGTCATCGCCCGGTCTGTGCTGGCCGGCGCATCACAGCAGGTCAAAGCGGCTACGCTGACCAGCATCAAATCGCAAATCACGGGCTCTCCGTCCGACCTGGCGGTGACCAACCTGCTCGCGTCGGCCGGCGCAGACGACGAGGAGCCGGATCCGGACTATCGGGCTCGGGCTCGGTCCTTCTTTCCGTCGGCTCGGATAGGGACCATGCGAGCCATTGAGGTTGCGGCGCTGGGAGTGCCCGGCATCCGGTCCGCTACTGCATTCGTGGCGCTGGACGTGCTCGGCCGCCCGGCGCGATTCGTCGAGCTGGTCGTCTCCGACGCATTCGCCGAGAGCCTGGTGCTAGCTGGCACCATCCCGCCCAGCTACTCGGCTCAGGCGCTCGTGCTCAGTTCGAGCGTGAGCGCTGCGCTTGCCGATGTGCGGGCTGGAGGCATCCACGTCCTGGTGACATTCGCGGTCCCGGTGCTTCAGACCGTGCAACTCGCACTGGCGTTCCAGTGGGGCGTCACGCCTTCTGCGGTGAGCGAGTCCGCGCGGGCCGCCATCGTGGCACAGATCAACTCCCTGCGCCCTGGCGCAACGCTCAAGCGCAGCGACCTGGTGAACGTTCTGCGGTCGGTATCTGGGCTCATCGTGACGGGCAATGAGATCGTAACGCCGGCCGCGGACGTGACCTGCCAGCCCATCCAGGTCATCCGGTCCAGCACCTCGCTGGTGGCCGTGATCTCCGGCGTGTTCGCCGGGCAGTCCGGGACCGCCGGCGCATCGACCAGCTACATCTACGGAGGGTCCACGTAGTGGCCGAGCAGGTCATCACGCAGGCGCAATTCCTGGCGCTCTTCGAGCGGCTGTTTCCTTCCGAGTACCTGGAGGCCATGAAGGCCGGCGCCGGTCCCGGATGGGAGCTGTTCCAGGCGTTCGCCGCTATCGGGCAGCGGTGCTCTGAGGCTGCGGTGAGTTCTGACCGCGGACTGCACTTCTCGACCGCTCCAGGCGGCGCGAAATCCGGCGGCAACGTCGAGTTCTACCGCGCCACTGCTACCGCCGGGGCCGGCGCGGTGAAGCGCGGAACCATCGTGCAGACCAGCAAGTGCGGGCGCGACTTCGTGGTGCTCGAGGACGCGGTGTTCGGCGGCGCGGACCTGGGCCCGGTCGAGGTGCCTGTCGAGGCAGTGGCAGAGGGCGAGGAGTGGAACGTCCCGGGCCAGGTTGTTACGGCGGCGGGCGAGGTGTTGCCCGGGGACATCGACACCGTGCGGGTCTGGATGCAGGATCCGGTGCACTGGGACCCGTCGGTCAAGGTCCGCAACGTCCAACCCGTTTCGGGTGGCACAACGGCGATGGTCGATGCTTTGGCCTACGACCGCGGACTGCTGCGGTACACCGGTGAGCCGACGGACAAGTTCCGGCTGCGCGTTCGCCGGCTGCCCGACAACGGATCGCCGGGCGCGCTGGACCGGATGCTCCACGCGGCCCTGGACCCGATCGGGATCACGTTCGACTTGATCGAGCCGTGGGAGATGTCGTACCAGACCTGCTACTTCGATCCCGGAGACGACATCGGGGCGATTCCAGCCACCTACGGATTCGACCCAAACTTGTTCTGCTACGACGACCCCCGCGCTTTCGTTCCCGTCCGCAACCGCTACCTCGACGAGAACGACCACCGTGGATCTGTACTTCTCGTTATGCCAATTCTGCCGGCATTCCTTGATCGTGGCATGGCTTTTGACGACGTGGACAGCGACGGATGGCCGCAGCACCAGACCGCGCACGGATGGCGGGCGTGGAGCGCCTACGATGTGCCGGCTGCGGGCAACTTCCATGCGCTCGTTCACGGGTTTCTCGACGGCGCGGACTATTCGTTGCGCGGGATGTATCAGCAGTTGTATTCTGCTCTTCAGGCGAGCGTCGCAGGTGGCGTGTTCGTTTGGGAGATGACCGAGGGAGAGTAACGTGGCGAACAACCCCCAGGACCGAACGGTTTTTAATGTCAGAGAAAGGCCGTTGAGTTCAGATCTTAACCAGGCACAGAGCCAGATCGACCGCACTATCCGGTCACTCGCCTACGCAGAGAGCCTGCGACGCACCTCGGCAGCAGGCGGTGATCACTTCGGCGTGGTCAACGAGGGCTTCATCAACGACGGGTTCCGCGTCTACCCGTTCGCGGGGATGCAGGTGGCGGTCAACGCCGGTATCGGGTTCAAGTGGGACCCGACGGACGTTCCCGCAGCCATCGACGGCATCGTCGGACTCTCCGACCTAAGCCCGTACAAGCCGATGCAGCTTGTGTTACCGGCGCTGTTCACCGTACCTGCTGTTCCAGGCGCCGGACAAGAACGTTTTGACATCATCGAGGCCAAGGTCTACAGACGGCGCGAAAACCCGCTGTCCCGCGACGTGCTTGACCCTGCCACCGGCTCGTTCACACCAAGCCCGATCAACAAAACGCTGGCGTTTGCTCACGATGGGCAGATCGGATATGTGACGAGTCCGACAAACAGTACCGCCGCGATGAGTCACAAAAAGGGGGTAGCCGCACTTATCGGAGCAGCCACCGTCCCCGCCACATCGCCGGGATACACGCGAATCGCCATTATCTATGCTCCCAACGCCCTCGGTGCTGGGCCGATCACCGAGGCTTACATCCGGGACACCCGCAAGATGGTTTCGCCGGGCGGATCGGTGACCATCGGCGCACGATGGGACTTCAAAACCGGGGCGCTGCCTCCGGCAAACGTGACTTTTTCCGCTCCTCCCGGCGTGCGCTGCGGCATCGTGCACCCCGCCGCGTTCAACCATGTGATGCGGCTCTACGTTCTCATAGAGGGCGTACGCGCTGCGGCTCTCACGCTCAACTGCCAGACCATTGGAGCCGCTGCACCCGTGCTCTGCGACTCGTCGGGCGTGAACCCGGTGCACGCCATTGATGCACAGGACTTGGCAGATCTTCCGAACGCAGCAGTCTGCTCTCCGGTTCTCGCTCCATACACCGACATCGTCGTGAGCCCGCAGCAATGTGTTTACGCTCCGATGGGCTTCATGGAGTGGGACGTGGCGTCGCAACTCTGGGTCGCGCTGGCTCACGACGCGCTGCAGATGCAGGCCAACCTCACGCTGCTGCTCTAGGAGGCCGCCGTGCCGCAAGCGAAAATCCTGATCAACGGTGCCCCGGTCAGCGCGCTGGACCTCCCTGTCGGCGGGCTCGTGCAGCTCGACAACGACGGCCTCGGCGACGAGCATACCTACCTGTGGGCGCTGCTGGACGTGCCTGCCGGGTCCGCTGCCGCGCTCTCCGACCCCGGGATCCAAAACCCGACGTTCACCTCGGACTGCGAGGGCACTTACCTCGTCAAGCTCGTCGTTGACTTGGGCATGGGCACCGAGACGGCGGACCAGAAGGTGGCTGCGGTCCTCCAGCTTAAAATCGGCGAGCGCGTCCCGGCGTGCACGGAGACGACCGAGGCCAACGCCGCGAAGGGGTGGGGTCCAGAACTCAACCGATGGTTGCGCCTTGCCGATTCGCGCCTCGCCAGCCCTGGCGTGGTGGTTGCACAGGCGTCCGCGCCGATCACCCGCGGCATGCCGGCGTGGATCAGCGGGACCGCGACGATCAAGGCAGGACTGCCCGGCGAGGAGGTCGTGCCGACCTGCGCGCAGGCTCGCGGTACGCAGCTCGTCGAGCTGGTCGCCTCGTGTGGCATCGTCGAGGGGCGCATCGACGGCAATCCGGCAGTCGGTGCTGGCGACCTGTGCGTCGTGCGAATCCTCGGGCTCGTCGGGCCGTTCGGCGGGCCGCTCGTGCTCGCAGATCTGGTGTACGTCTCCGACGCTGGCGCGCTCGACAACGCGCCGGGCACATACCCGCGATGCATCGGGCGCGTGGTCGCCGACGCTGCCGGCGATTATTGGGTGTTCGTGGACGGGATAGGATTCCCTGGGGCCATGGTTCCGCCCGACCCGGCGCGGAGGGATGCGCCTGCTATTCTATCGTGGGGCAACGGTTCGACGCCTGCAGCGGCAGGAACCTATTACGTTGACCCATGGTGGAGAAAGCCGGTTATCACCACCGACGAAGTATTCATCGTAGTTCCATACGATGGTGTGATCTCCAGGTTGCGATGCCGCGCGGTTACTGCTCCGGTCGGAGATAACGCGGTTTTTGTTGTCAGGATCAATGGCGTGGATTCGGCTTTGGGAGCCGCGATGATTCCACCGTCTCGATCTGCAAATGACGTCGTCAACGAAATCGACGTAAGTGCCGGTGACGACATCTCCATGTCTCTGACCCTTGAAGCGGCTATCGCCGCCGGACCCGCGCTGTTCACCGCCACCATTGCTCTGACGAGGAGATAGACCATGGGCCTTTCGAGATCGACGCTCTGGAAAGCCGAGGCGATGGCCACTGAGAAAACCAGCGACGCGGTATGGACCGACGGAGACAACTGGAGCGCGCAGGTTTACTCGGCCATCGACACGCGGGCGGGGACTCTCTACCTCGAGGGGACGGATGACGGACCCGACGAGGCATCGCCCGTCTGGACGACCATCACGAGCTTCGCTGTCGGGGCGGGCGTGCTGCTCAACCGTCTGACCAGCGTGGGTGTGATTCCGACGGCCGGCGTACGGTTGCGGTGGGAGCCGAGCGCGGGAGTCGGGATCATGAAAGCCACCGTCTGCGTCCAGCGCCTCGCGGAGGAGTAGACCATGCCTGCTCTCGGCATCACTGTCAGCATTTCGGGGCTTGTCCCGGTCGTACACGCTCCATCGCACGAGGGCGGTGCAGACCCGGTTTCAGCGGCTGGCATCGGGGCGGAAACGCCGTCCGGCGCGACAACGAAGGTCAGCGACCACAACTCCGCCGCCGCGGCCCACGGTCTGAACTCCGTCGCCCCCGGCAGCGAGGGCGCACTGAAGATTGGAACAGACGCGAAAGCGAACCTCGGCGCGAGCACGACGGTTGAGGCCGCACTGACGTTCGTGGACGGGCAGAAGCCGCGCAAGTTCGACACCTGCACGGACAACCCGAACGCTGGAGTGGGGACAGTAGGGGCCGTGGGGGACAGGCGAACGGACACGCTGCACGGCATTTCCTATGAAAACATGAACGGCAACCCCAATGGCTGGCGGGCCGACGGGTAGAGGGAGGATCGCATGGCTTCGTTACTCTACGGTTCTCTGGCCTACCTCGGCGAGTACGCGGGCGCGGGCGCGGTCGGAGATGCTCTGGCCCTGGCGTTTTTGCAGGCCCGGAAGTGGGACTCGCTCGGCACAGGGCTCGGCACGGCGCAAGAGGGGCACTGGTATGTGAATCTCACCGACCACCAGCCCAGGCACTGGCTCAACGGCGCTTGGGCCGCGTTCGACGTGGCCGGCGCCCCCCGCCCCCCGCTAGCGCACACCCAAACTGTCAGTACCATCTCTGACTCAGGCAGCAAGGGCCGCCAGCTAGTTCAATGCTCAACCGGGAAGGACGCTCGAAACTCTATAGGAGCACAACAAACATACAATCGAAACAGCGATCCAGGCATAAACAACGACGGAGTTGACACTGCCGGTATTGGCATTGCGTTCACAATCGGGGATGCGTGGGTCCGAAACGACACGTCTCCTCGCCGCTGGTATCGCGCCGATTCGGTGGCCACGGGCGCGGCGGTTTGGACACAGTTCAACCCGGCGGTGTTTGCTACCGCAGCCCAAGGCGCACGGGCTCCAACTGAGCCTGCCAACCCGGCAGACGATGGCAAGGTGTGGACTGCCGGTGGCGGGAACGGGTCGTGGGTTAGTCCCACGGGAGGTGGTGGCGATATCGTATTGACCACTGATGGTGCTACAATCAGCGCAATAGCCACAGTAATTGGTGGCGGAATCATAGACGCCACTGGCTCCCCGAACAGAACACTAGTCGCATTCGGGTCATGCGCTGGGGCTGCTGGAGAGGGGGAGATGGTGCTGTATGATCTGACTGCGGCATCTACTATTACTACCAGGGCTCTAGCCAATGGCGCTTGGTCTATCAGTCAAGCCGTGGTTTTGGCTGAAGCATCTCACCAGTATGAAATCAGGATCCGCCGGACCGCTGGTGATCCTACTGACGAAATTTATGTAACCTGGGCGGCTATCCAGTCATAGGGAGACTTGAAATGGCACTACCGACCAAAGAAAGAACTTGGAATACAATAGTTTTTAACCAACCGGCCACAGGCTCTCGCGCTGAAAATGGCGGGAGAGTTCTGTACGCTTTGAAACAGGCCTTCCTTACAGCAGGCTGGACTGTTGTGCGATCCTGTGACCGCACATCTGTATCCGCTTCAGATCTTTGGACAGACTATACGAAAGTTTTATGGGACACTCTAGGTGGTACTTGGCATAGTTGGATAGTTTTGCAGGCTCCAGCCTCGTTGCATACCAGTCTTCAACTATTGATTTCCCCTTTTTGTAACGATAATTGGGGTAGTGAGGATGTAATTGTCCACATGACAGCAAAGTTTTCGTTTAATCCTGCTGGTTTTTCTGGTGGGTCTACTACAGAAGATCCCACGGCGTCTGGGACGGTCACATTAAGGAATGGGCAAAATAGTAACCCGGCATCAGCTTGGCAGAATAATGTGAATGATGGGGCTGCAAACCACGCATTCAACTTCGCGTATTCTACAGATGGCGAAGCTCTCCGGTGTTGGATCTGTGTTAATGGCGCTGTAGCCAGTGTTATATTGATTGAACATGCAGAAGACTTGCTCGGCGGTTCCTACTGGGGGACTGAGCCTGTCATTGTAGCATGGGCGTATCAGCCGACTTATGCGTCATTTAATGATGCTGCGGCTATCTACGCTAACCTCGACGGAACACCTGTTGCAGTATGTGCGGCCACTCTTGGGTGGAGCACTGCCATGTACGGTGAAAATTACACCTTTGCAGACGAAGTTGGTGACGGTGGATGGGCACTCAATGATGTTTATCTTATAAGTACAACTGTCGGATCCCGTGGGAAGATTGGTCGCATCAAAGACCTGTTCTTTATCAGTAGTTCGCCTCCCAACGGCGCGACCATGCCGAATGACGTAGGAGAAACACGACAGTTCGTAAAATTTGGTGCATTTGTAGCTGCCTGGGATGGGACAGAGCTGGTCCAGGGTACAGCTCCGGATATGGCATAGGTGATTTATGTCAGTTATTGATGGGACATACGTAGCGTTTGAGACTCCGGCAGGTGCGAGTGTGTACACGTCTTATCGACCGCGTCCCATTACAGGGAATTACGAGAGTGGCGGTGGCAGTGGTGCTACCACCACGTATCGTCACAGGGCGTGGAACACAGTTCTGACACAATTTGTCTATTGGAGCTACACCGCCGAAGATAGTACAGGGGCGCATAGTGGATACGATCCTGTAGACTTGGCCGACATTGTTTTGCTGTCGGTGAACTAGTCCATGACCCACCACGACCGCGAAGCATCACAGCCCGAAGAACCCATGGATAACAACAGCACCATGCCTGGCTACGAGCCGCAGCACCCGCCAATGCTGGAGCGAATCGAAAAAAAAGCTCGACTCGATGGCCGACGACATCACGAACATCTCCCTGGCGCAAGCACGGCGGGATACCTACTGCCTCGCCAGCTGATGTGGGTGATATAGTGCCACCTGACAAACGAACCACCGGCGTCCATGCCGTTGTGCCAGATCATGTTTGCTACCAGCGCGACACTCTGGTCGCCGCACTGTCGGACCTCCGTAAAGATTTCGGGGAGCGGTTTGACCTCATCACCGCGGCAATCCACGCGCACCTGCTCGACTGCGAGCGCAAGCACGGTCCGCTCGGCCCCGTCCTCGAAAATCTCATCCGGCAAGTCACCTCGAACGGACGGCTCCATGACTCCATGGAGGCTAGGCTTCGAGTTGTCGAGGACCGCGATACGGCCGAGAGTGCGCAGCGCCTCCACGACCGCGTGCGCGAGCTAGAGGCGGCCAAAGTCGAGGCCGACAAAAAGATCATCGCGCTTGCCGCAGAGACTGCAGCCGAGCTTGCAAAGCGCGACCAAGTGCAGGCGGCGAGGGAGTCAGCGGCGGCGGCAGAGCGCAAACTGTGGGGGCGCATCATCCCGGCGGCAGCTGGGCTCCTTGCAGGGGGCGGTGGAGCATTGGCGGGGAATTTCATCGAGAGGTTGTTCTGATGCGTATCCAGCGCCGTGTGCTTCGTGCCGCCACCGTCGGTGCGCTTGTCAAAGTCACCCGCCCTGGGGCCGCCAGGCGTGAGTATCAGATCTGGGCAGTGGATCTCGCCGCGTGCCCGGCCTGCGGCGATCTGCCGCGCTCCACCACGGCGCGTGTAGCCTATGCCGACTGCGCCGGGGACAGCTCTATCGCGCCCCACGCTGCCCCTGTGGACATCGACTGCCCCACCTGCCCGGTGGCCCCGATCCTCCCCCCGATGCCCTGGACCGTCTGGGCCTGCGCCGCCGCGCTGTTTCTCTTTGCATCGGTGATGATCGGACGCTGCTTTTAGGGCTTTACTCCTTCGCCGGAAGTGATAGTATTGCCGGTATGTCTGGCATCCACAAGTTGAGCGTTGCCCAAGAATGCGCGCTCGAGCTGCTTGAGATGCTCGGCCCGACGCCCCGCACGCTCGAGGAGCTGGAGCCCAGGCGGGAGAGGCGCGGGGTGATGGCCAACACACTTCTGGGCTTGAACAGACGAGGCTACGCCTCGGTGTGCCGGTGCGCCTGGGCTATCACACTGGCCGGCGTCGAGGCGCTGGTGAGGGATGAACCATGAAGCCGTACAGGTGCCCGGTGTGTGGGGGCGAGGCGTGGGATCAGGTAATCGTGGAGATGGGGGAGCCGATGTTTTTAGACCAGGTCAACGATGACATGTTCATTGCGAGAATCCAGGATGGGTTCCTCGAAGAATTGCGCGAGTCTCCGAACGGCGACGCCAACGGTGACATGTGCCTCAAGTGCAACACGATATACACATAACAAGGAGATGACCATGTCCAAGTCTATCCCTCCCTGCAAGCACACCGACGAGCCCGCCCGCGGCTACGGGCATGCCTACGACGAGAGCACTGAGGCGCCCACCAAGAACGGGATCTACACCAGGACATGCCCCGCGTGCGGGGTGGTCGTCTGCGCGCCAACTGCCGATCAGGCGGACGTGGCGTGGGCGCAGCTGGTGCGGGAACCATGACAAAGAAGAAGTCGGAGCCGGCGACCTCTGCCACAACGGCCCACGCGGGCTCATCTCCATTCCCGTGGTCCCCGTTCACGATGCAAGAATACCCGGTGGTAACCCTCTATGCCGTATCCACGCCGCAGGATTTCCACGTGCCGCCGAGCTACACTTTCACTCCTACCCCGGGACCGTCGCTGGAAGAGATGCGCCGCATCATCCGCGAGGAGATCGAGCGCATGGACAAAATCCAGCGCAAGCGGCAGAAACGGAGCAAACCATGAGCCCGGGTCAGATGATCACGAGCTGCACGGGCTACCGTCGCCCGCGGCGACTGCTACCGCTGGCCCTGGCGCTGCTCCTGCTGGCCGCTGGGGTGGCCGCGTGGTGGGCGGTATGATCGCCTACGCCAGCAGGACCGGGACACGGACCACGCTGGCCGCGCTCCGGTCGCATGGCTGGCGGCTGCTGGTTTCTGCGGCTGGGCCGCTGCGCTCCGAGGGGTTTCAGTACGCGCTGGACAACGGGGCATGGTCATACTATTGCGCCGGGCAACCATTCGATGAGCGCCGTTTTGGCCATGCGCTTGCCGCCCTCGGCGGCGGGGCAGACTGGACTTGCATTCCAGACGTGGTTGCAGGCGGCGCTGCCAGCCTAGACCTGTCGCTGCGATGGATGCGCCGCGTGCTGGACTCAACGCCCCGCGCGCTGCTGGCCGTTCAGGATGGAATGACCGTCGAGGACGTTCGGCCGTGGGTCGGGCAGCGAGTTGGTATTTTTGTCGGCGGTAGTACGGCATGGAAGTTAGCCACGCTGCACCAGTGGGGGCAACTAGGGCGCGCTGTTGGGGCATGGGTCCACGTCGGGCGCGTGAATTCCATGCGCAGGATCGCGGCCTGCGCCGCATCCGGTGCGGACAGTTTCGACGGTACATCCGTGCCAAAATACCCGCCATCGATCAATCGGCTAAACCGCGCGATAATCCGGGCACACCGCCAACTTTCGCTTTTCGGGAGGAATTAGATGGGCAAAATGACGTTATGGGTTCGCCAGAGTTTCGAGGCCGCGCACAGCCTGTCCGGGACGTTCCCGCCGCAGCATCAGTGCGCGCGGATCCACGGCCATCGGTACGTCGTGATCGTCGGAGTTTCTGCGCCGGACGACGGGCAGGACGTGATGGTGGACTATCACGACATGCACGCTGGACTGTCCGCAGTTCTGGCTCTCCTTGATCACCGGAACCTGAACGACGTGATGGACGTGCCAACCACCTGCGAAAACTTGTGCCGGCTGATCATGGCCAAGCTGGCGCCCATGCGCCCATCGTGGATCGAAGTGCAGGAGCAGGAGGGGACCGGATGCCGTCTCGACGCCTCCTAGTTCTCGCCTGCGCCCTCTGCCTCGGAGCCCTGGCCCTCGCTGCCCACGCGGGCGCGCGGCCCGGCCTGCGGACGCTGGAGGGGCTGGCAGAGACACACTACGGCCTGCCTGTTGGGCTGCTGGCCAGGGTCCGGGAGTACGAGGGCGACAAAAACATCGTGATACTCCGGCGGGGGAACCTGATCTCGGGGAAGTATCAGATCAACTGCGGCCCCTCGTGGCTCCTGGCCCGACTCGCCCGGTCGCCCGCGGCGCCTTGGATCGCGGCGCAGCTCCTCGACGAGAGCCGGGCGAAGTGCAGCCGGTTGCAAAATCAGAGACAGGTTGCGGGTTCCATGCGCGGTTGCAAATGTGACTGGATTTTCTGGAACTACAACGATAGGACCGCGCTGTGCGCCTCGCTCGCGGGGCCGGGAGGTGAGACGTGAGAAACGAACAGGACGAGGACCGTGAGCAGGAGACGCACGCGGAATACCTTGAGGGGCTGGAGGAGCATGAGCGGGAGCAGGGCCTGGCCGAACTTGCCCGGCTGCGCGCGTTCCGGGCATCAATCTGCGGCGCGCTTGGGGTGACCGCGGAGTGGCACCACGATGACACCCTGGTTTCAGAAACGGCAGAACTGCGAACAGGGGCCATAGCCATAGACACCGCCCTACGCAACGACGCCGACCCCCGCCTCTGGCCGCCGGGCCTGACCCGGGCGCAAGCCGTCGCCCGGCTGGTGCGAATCGTCGAGACCATGCGTGAGGCCGAGCGGATGCAGATCGAGCAGGAGATCGATGGGTGATGAAAACTGAGACGCTTTGTGCGCTGTTGATCTGCGCCTATTGCCGACGCGCAAAAATCGCAGAGGCGGCGCTGCCTTGCGCTTGCCCCGAGTGCGGCGAGGAGTTGCGTCGAGTAACAACAGAACCGGAAATGAAACCCGAGGAATGCAGTCGCGAAGCTGAAGTGTGGCTGCGCTACAACCCGTTTCCGCTGGCTGCCTGATGATGACCCTACCCACAACAGAGCCCCTGGCCGGCGCCACGTTGCGAGGCGTCGATACCGGCCCGGCGGAGCGCAACTCCGACGGCCGGGCGAGGCCGCAATCCTGGTCTATTCGGGACAGGTCCGGGGACGCGGTAGCCCCGGGGCGAGGGCAAATTACCTGCCCCTCGTCGCGGCCTGCAATCGCCGGGGACTCTGTTGTGGGTAGGACGCGGGGAGGCGCGATTCCCGATTGACAAATCTTGAAATGTGTACTATGCTTTTTGACGTGACCAGGTCGTACCGCTATCGGCTTCAGCCAAGTCGCTTGCAGGCTATTGTTCTGCTGCGCTGGCTCTCTCTTACGAGAGAACTTTACAACGCCGCTTTGACTGAACGCAAAGGGGCCTGGAAGAAGCAACGAAAATCTATTTCTCTGTACGACCAAATGCAGGAAATTCCAGATATCCGGCAAGTTCGACCGGAGTTTGGCTCCATTCCGGTTGTTATCCTTCGAGGAGTATTGCGCCGACTCGATCTCGCCTTCGCTGCATTCTTTCGTCGCTGTAAATCTGGCGAAAAGCCCGGCTACCCCCGTTTTAAGGGTCAAGGACAGCTTGAATCCATCCTCATAGATGACCTTAACAAAAAGTCCCCCATCGTATCCGGCGGCAAGCGCGTTGCCATTCCACTCCTGGGCAAGGTGAGGTTTAAGCAACACCGCCCGATCCAAGGCACTCCGAAGGCCATGCGCCTCAAGCTGGAGGCTGATGACCACTGGTACGTCACTTTCGCTTGCGTTGATGTACCCATGGCGCCGCTTGAGCCTACAGGCCAAGAAGTCGGCGTTGACCTCGGCTTGCTCACGTTCGCGGCTACCAGCGACGGAGAGATGTTCGAGAACCCGAGGCCGATGAAAACCGCACGCATTACTGTCGAGAGAGCGCAGCGCCGGGTAAGCCGCCGAGTCAGAGGCAGCAAGCGCTGGCGCAACGCCGTCCGGCTCCTCGCCAAGGAACACCTGCACGTCGCCAACGCGCGCCGGGAACATCACATCGCCGTCGCCCGCACCCTCGTCGAGAAGTACGACACGATCCACGTCGAAGCATTGAACATCAAGGGCCTTGCCAGCGGGATGCTGGCAAAATCTGTAAACGATGCAGGATGGGGCGGTTTCCTTCACTGGCTGCACGTCAAGGCTGAAAGCGCTGGGCGCGTAGTTGTGGAAGTCAACCCGTCTGGTACGTCGCAAGTCTGTAGTGGCTGCGGTTCTGTTGGGGAACACAAATCTCTCGCCGTCCGTGTGCATCAGTGCCCGGATTGTGGGCTTGTGCTCGATAGAGACGTGAATGCAGCCAGGAACATTTTGAAGCTCGGGAAGAGCTTGCAGGGAGCCGCGCCGGCTGTAAGCGGACGGCGACGATCTGCGAAATCCGCAGCGCTCCAACGACCTGGTCACGCTAGTCCTCGGAGCCACAACGCCCAGAAGGTGTTGCTAAGTGAATAATCCACTAACGATTCTTCTGATCATCCTGATCGTCCTCGCCCTGAGCGGTGGGGCCTGGGGGCAATCCCGCTTTGGCTACATGGGCTGGTCCCCGCTGGGCCTGATCCTGGGCGGTCTGCTGGTGCTGTGGCTGACCGGCAACCTTCATCACCTTCATCTGCCGCGCTGGTAGGCGACGAGGAGCGGAGATGGAAAGCGCGGATGGACCTGTTTTTAATCAGGGACGGCACGAGGGATGGGCCGATGTGTGCGCCAAACTGCGGGCGATCCTCGACGCTGATGACGCGCGGCACTGGAACATGGATGGACTGCTGAAAGAGGTTCAACGTCTTGCAAAAGGAGCGAAACAGATGAAACGATGGTATGAGTCGAAACTGATCTGGTTGGGTGTTCTGACCGTCCTCGGTGCTGTGGCCGACGGCCTGGCCGCGGGCTGGGGCTGGCGGCAGCTCGTGGTGGCTGGCATCGGCGCGCTGATCGGTGTGCTGCGCCTGGCAACCACGAAGGAGATCACCTCGCCGCCCGCTGGCCCCTCGCTGCTGCTGCCACTGGTCCTCTGCGCGGGCCTGGCCGGGGGATGCGGCGGGCAGATCGATTGGGGCAAGGTCATCTCGGCCGCGGGCATCGTGATCCAGGGCGGGAGCGTGGTGACCACGCTGACCTGCCAAGCCCTGGCCGCGGCAGGCGCACCTGCTGACGACGTGCAGCGGTGTCTCCAGGCCGAGCGGGCAGCGGCCCAGGCTGCGAAGCTGGCCCCCGTGGTCGGGGCCGTGATCGGGGCCTGGACCAACGCGGGCACCCTCGAGGTCCAGGGAGTGGGCACGGTCCAGGTCCGCGCGATGGCCCCCGCCGCCTGCCCCGTGGGCGAGGCCGACAAGCCGCCCATCGGGTTCACCACGCCTGTCCCCGCGCACGACTAGCGCCCCTGCCCGTCTACCGCACACCGGCCGGCGAGCCGACCTGCGCCCGGGATTTCCTGTCCGGCGAGGTCTGCGAGTGGCTGCGCGTCGGGGGGATGTGCGGGAAATACGAGCTGTGTGCCCTGGGCCTGGGCCGCCCGCGCGTCTCGGCGCTGCAACGCAGATGCGCCAGCGACGGCACCGTGGGCAACGGCTACCTGATCCCGGCGAAGGACTGCCCTCTGTGGAGGGCTGAGGAGAAACCATGAGCCGCCGGATCACAATCACCATAGATGACGACATCAGCGACGGAGAGTCGCTGGACATGATACGGCGCGTGGTAGCGGGTGGGCGAGTCAGCAAGAATGGAACCCGCTACTGCTACCTGACCACCTGGCCCGGCGGGCGGGCTGCGGGTGCGGAACTAACCAGGACCGGCGCCGATACATTCAAGGTGTGGAGATTACCATCGTCATGAAATGCCCCAACTGCGGCGCCGAAGAAGTGCCGATCGCCCTCTGCCCGCGGTGCCACGACGTGAGCCCGGATGATGCTTGCGGCGTTGACCAGCCCCCACCGCAGCCGGGGAGCGTGAAAAAACGGGAGGAACTGGGGAGGATCGAGGAGCAGGCGGTGGTGAATGATCGAGCCGCTCCACTTGAAAACCTCCAAGGGACCAACCAAATGAGACGCGGAGCTGCGCGGGGCTTGCGCCTGGCCGTCCACGACCCTGCCATCGTTGACCTTGGCTCCATCAGCATCGGCCCCGGCATGGCCAACGAGAGCGTGTGGCTTCAAATGCCCGACGGCGAGGGCGGGGAATTCCCTCTCGGAGCCGTGGCTAAGGTGCTGACTGATTTCTTCAACTCGAAGTTTTAGGAATAAAATGGAACCCGACACGAACAGATTTCATTTCGAGTCGCATACCGAGGCGCAACGAAGAGAGCAACAACGGAGGGAACTGCAAGGTGAAATGCAACCTTGCATACGAGGAGCAACCAAAATGATCCGCAAATACCACGATTGGACCGAGGCTGAGGACACTCTGCTCAGCCAGGCCGTGATGGACCTGGACTCGCTGCGCGCCGAGTACGAGGCCCGGGAGGTGCCCGCCCATCAGTTCTGGTCTGCCGTAGCTGGCCGCTTGGTGCCCGAGGTGCTAGTCACCGGCCGAGCCTGTCAGGCACGATGGCGCGACATCGAGGCCCGGCGCAAGGCCGCAGAGCAGCCGGCAGAGACCGATGCCTGGGCGCAGGTCGCAGCCCGCGTGGAGGTCTACGAGCGGGAGCTGGGCGAGGCCACCTATGACGAGGTGCGCGGAGTCGGGGAGAAACTCACGGACATCGAAACCATGATCCTCAACAACGCCGACCAGGCACAGGTGGAGACGCTGCGGGCCGCCGTGCTGCACGTCGAGACCATGATGTGCCGCCTGCTGGCCGAGCTGGGGGTGCGTATGGGGGATGGGTACCCGGGGGTGAAGCCGTGACCGGAATGGAGTTGCTCAATCGTGCGATCCGTGTTTGGGCGCACGACTTGATCTGTAACAGGTCCAGGATGCCAGCCGATGTAGAGAACTGGCTGTCAGCAATCGTGGAGCAACACAGGGGGCTTGACGCCACCATCCCTGCCCGCCTCACCCGCGAAGAGTGGGCGCTGTCCGATGCCCTCGGGCACATGATGGCGGCAGAGTGCCAGTCCAAAGAGGCTGACGGTCAGTCCATGGAGGCCATGATCCGAGACGGTGTGCCCGCAGGGGTTGACTACTGCGGCATGGCTGACGCCAACGTGCGTGCCGGGCTGAAAATCTGCGCGGGGTGGGGAAGGTGAATCCGTGACCACGAAAGAACTCGAATCCATCCTCGCCCGCTGCCTGGTCGCGCTTGGCGAGTACCGACGCAGCGGCGGAGACACCTTCCACAATCCGCAGCACGCGGCAGCTATGCGCGCCTCGATGGACCTGACCAAGGCCCTGGCCAAGTGGCGGCAGACGCCGCCGGGGGAAAAGTGATGCCTGATGCAACCCTCCCCGGCGCGATAGGCGCACCATGGATCCCAGGCTACCCCATCACGCAAGCCTGGTGGCTCGGGTCCATGGACCCGTTTAAGGAGCCGCCAACCCTGTTGATCTGGCACAGCGGCGCCACGAAAGATGACGTTGCGAAATACCTCGCCAACCCCGTGGAAAAAGAAACCAACACCCTCCGCGATTTGCGCCAGTCCGGCGAGCGCAAGGGGCCCAAGGGTCTGTGGCTATGCCATGATGGCAAGTACCGCCGCCAGGTCGGGACGCACTTCGCCAGCTCCACCCGCAACGGAGACTATCACGCCATGGTGGACTTGCATACCGCCGCCTGGGGCGTGGCCGGGTATAACGCCCGCGCCATCCACATCGAGGCCCCCGCCCACCATGGCCCAGACCTGGACAGGCAATCCCGGGCGCTGGTCGCCGCGCTGGTCCAGGTGGTTCCCTCGCTGCGGGAGTGGACTTGCCACCGCTGGATCCAGGGCAACCGCCGCGACCCGCTGTGTTGGTCCAACTCCGAGGTCAGGGGTTTAATGCTGGGGATGGGGTTGGGGGAGCTGGGGGGCTAGATCAGATCGTAGTTCAGGTAGTAGGTGTACCGCTTTCGCCCGTGATAGCAAGCCTGGGCCGCGCATCCTGCGCGAGGCATCCTGCTCTGCCCGCAATAGCGGATCTCGCTGTTCTCGAAGTAGTAGTCCTTACCGTCCATTGTCAACCACATTTGCTCATCCTCCATTTGCGCCGGTACAAGGCCCCGGCTGGCGCTCAGTCCTCCGGCTCCAGAACCTCCTTCCCGGCCTCTTCCAGGAACGCGGCAGAGAACAGCGAGCCCTTGCCGTGGAAGTCGCGCACCGCCTCGGCCATCAGCGCGCGGCAGTTGAGGCGGTCCGCGCCGATGTTGTGGATCACCTCGACGGCTTCAGCGTTCCAGCGCCGCAGGCGCTCCACCTCGCGCTGAAGTCTAAACGACTCCGCCCGCAGCTCGGCGCACGAGGGGCAGGGGCCGGGGAGCGCCGCAACCGCGATTGGATCTTCGGTGGTGCTCCACGAATCGTCATAGGAAAACCAACGGAGTTTTCCTCCTGCCCATCTCCGCTGAACCTCACGCCACGACTCGTACAGCGACCACTTGGCGAGCACCGTGTGCATCGGTTGCGGATCCTCTGCCGTCGGCTTGCGCAGTTCGCTCATGGTTCCCTCGTCGTCCATCGAAGCTCTGGCGGGATAGCTGGGCAGGCGCCTTCATGCGGTTGCAGCACGTCGCGCCCGCAACGGTCGCATGTCGAGGTTCCCAAAGTTGGGCGACACTCGGGGCAGTCTCCGTCGTCAGCCTGGCGGAAGTTCCTCATATTCAAGGCGTGGACACGGAGCAGCCCCTCGATGATTTCTTTGTAGTTCATTTGCCACCCCTCAGCCTCAGCAGCACATCCCCCGCGCGGAGCGGGCACCAGTCGGGCGGCAACTGCCCGTCCCATGGGATGTCTTTGTTGGCTACCGCGCACCTAACATTTTGCCCAGCGTTGTGCCCCATCGGGCAACTAACGCAATGCGTATCCACCTCTACAACCCGCGGCTCCGGCCGGGTCAGCGCCGCGCGGATCGTGGCCAGGGCATCGACGTGAGCCCATGAATTCCTCTTGGACTTGGATACCAGATCCAGCGCCTCAAGCGCTGCCTTGTTCTCGTCGCTCATCCCTCACCTCCAGGCCACCCGGCAGGCAGCCCGTTGTGCTCGGATCCATCCAGCACCCGGCCCACCTTCGGGCCGAGGCTTTTGAGCCAGTACGGCACCCCGGCATAGGCGGCCTGGTCACGGACCTGCCGGTGCCAGTCCACCTCAGCGGGCGAGCAGTTGTGCCCCTTGGGCGCCCCGGAAACTACCCAAGCCGGCGCATCGCGCAGGTCCATCCCGTAGGCGTCGGGCAGCACCGAGACGGACTCAATCAAAGGTTCCAGGTGCCAGCCCCAGCGCCAGCCCATGCGGGCCAGCTCCAGCGCGTGCGGCAGGCGCTCGTCCACCTCGCGCTGCGTCGAGGCGCTGATCAGCCAGATCCAGTTGGGGGGCGGAAATAGCTCAGCGACCCGTGCCGCGCTTTCGCGCAGAACATACTTTGCGGAATCCGACAGCTCGATTCCCCCCATTAGACTGAGACTGACACCAAGGCCGTATGCCGAATCGACTTTGACTCCGCAGATTTTCCCGGCATGACCTCTGCAAAATGGGGCAGAAACAGACCCGCGATGCGTCGGGAAATTCCGCGCCCATGTCACCAGCGGCCCCGGGTCTGATGTCGGCACCCCGAATCCATGGTCAGGACTGGCCAGCGCCACACCCGCGCAGGCGGCCAGGTACTCCGGGTGGTCCGTCGCCACGTCCGCAACCTCCCCGTTGATCCACCCGTACCGCTGGGGCTCCCGCTTGCGCAGCGCCTGTGCCAGCCGCCCCGGGTGCAGCACGATCTCATGCGGCGGGTGGTCGCCGTGGATTGCTCTCCCGCGGGGGCCAGATAGCAGCGAGGGGAGCCAGCACCGGCGGCACCCTTCGGCGCGCTGCTCCGGGGGCAGGGCCAGGTCCTTGCACCCGCTCCATGGAGATAGGTTCATCGTCCACCAGTCCCCGGCGGCCATCACGCCACCGCCTGGAGCAGTCCGGACAGTTTCACAAGTTGGGCGTCCCATGCGGCGTCCCATGCGGCGTCCCATGCGGCGGCCCCTGCGGCGTCCCATGCGGCGGCCCATGCGGCGGCCCTTGCGGCGTCCCATGCGGCGTCCCATGCGGCGTCCCCTGCGGCGTCCCATGCGGCGTCCCATGCGGC